CAGATGAACCACAGAGACACAGAGAACGCAGAGGAAAAACAAAGACTTTGTAGAACAACTCTCGTCACCTTTCGGGTGAGTCTGCGGGTTTCCGCAACACTTTGAAAATGTGCGATGAGGATGTTGTCAGTCGTGCCCATCACATTACGGGTCTCGGGAGGGTGACTGGGCCATTCATTCCTGGTAACCCGAAGTGGTCGCCTGTCTGGACTTGGCAGGTCAACAAGCGGGATGACGTGTTTGCCTTGTGTAAAGCTCTCGAACCGTGGATGGGAGAACGCCGTACTGCCAAGCTTCACGAGATCTACGATGCCTATGCGGCGACAGGTCGACCGCAGTGGCGTCACGGTACTCGGCAAGGATACGAAGTCCATAAGTGCAAGTGTGATCTGTGCACAGCAAGTAACACACTACGCCACAAGAATCTTCGGGAGGCTGCATGAGTTGGCTCACGGAGAAGTGGCACTCGGTCCGCACCGCTGGATCATGGCGTGGGCTGAGTGCCTCTGACTTCTGGAACGAGTACGATGCGTGCATCGCCACGACCGAGCAGGGCCGTGGCGGGAGAGGAAACAGTTTTGAGGTATGGACTTATGGAACCCTCATCGCTACTCGACCGACTCTTGAGGAGGCTCAGGGAATGGTCGAAGAGACGTATGGCCCTCTCCGTTGGGAGACGGTGAAGCCGAAGGACGTAGCTGTAGTTCACAACTACTTCGGACCGACGACGGAGTTTACCGATCCCGTGACGCTTCACGTCATACGAAAGCTGCCGAGACTTTGAGATTGCTAATCGTCGGAGACTTGCACGCTGACGTACAGTCCATGAGGAATGTCTTTGCGCACGCCTGCCGTGTCGAGGCCGAACAAATCATCCAAGTGGGCGACTTTGGGTATGGCTTCGATCGTAAGCAGTACAAGGGTGGCGACAGCTTACTCGAATGTGTCTTCGTCCGGCATGTCGAGAAGATGGTGGAGAAGACGGGCATCCCCCTCTACTGGCTTCCGGGCAACCACGAGAACTATGACCTCCTCGGCTACGCCATCGAGGGGGAGGGCACGGCGCTGGCCGCTCCCATCACACTTCAGGACGATGGCACCTACGAGTGCCGTCCCGGCGTCTTCTATATCCCGAGGGGGACCGTGCTCGAACGGGGCGAGAAGAGCATCCTCGTCTGCGGTGGCGCCGCCTCTGTCGACAAGGCCCGACGCCAGCCCTTCATCTCGTGGTGGCCGCAGGAACTCATCACCGACGAAGACGTTCAGAAGTGCGCCGACGCCGGTCGGGTCGACATCCTCTTGACTCATGATCTACCACTCGAAGTCACGGTGATTGATCGACATCTAGACCCCTACTGGGGTCAGGAGGCTAGCGACAACACCTACATGAACCGGGTCAAGGTCTCGGAGATCCTGAAGAACTGTGGAGCGACGTTGCATCTGCACGGCCACTTGCATCATGGATATACTGAACGGGTACGCATCAACAACCAGATGGTGAAGGTCATCGGTCTCGACCAGGGAACAGCGCCGATGTATGACTCAACGCACCTCTTGAACGTCTGATGTGTGAATCTCGGCACCCCGAGATATTGGCCGAGTGTCGACTTGATGGCCCTCACCCGGATCACCTCTCAGGCTACGGTAAGGCCACAACCACCTGGCCGAATCCCGATTTCAGACCCCTTGTGCAGCGCATTCCACGCAATAAGCTGGTCGAACTGGCTCAGCGGACCCGAGAGTTCAACGCCTCTTCTTAGATGCACTAATCTTGGCTCTCGTGGCAGCAGTGTGGGGTCTTCCCTTGTTCCAAGGAACCTGACCCTTCCGAGCCGTACTCATCTTGGCTTTGGCTTCAGCAGTATGAGGCCGACCTACATGAGGAATCTGCTGTTGAGCTTTGCTTACCTTCGCTCTAGCCTCAGGACTATGAGTCTTGCCCTTCATGCCAGATCCCCAACTCCCCGGACGCTTTCCGTTGAGGGTCTGGCGAGAGTCGTTGGCGAGATACCAGTCATACCAGCGCTGCTCAGCCTCGATGGGGTCTCCGTTATCCTGTTCTAGGATAGTGGATGAGAATGCCTCCCACCCAAGTTCTTGGATCTTGGCTTTGAGAATCGGAGCATGACCTTGACCTGAAGCGTGCAGCTTGAACCGATTACGAGCACCAATCGTGGTTGACCCGACATACCAGTACCCCGGTGCTGTGAGGAGGTAGATCTCGTAGTGCACGTACATACAGAGATTATACCATCGCCCTGTCATACCCCGCCAGTGTCCCAACTAAGGGGTGATGATGAGGTACCGCCCGCAAAGGACTTGCTCACTATGATCTCCGGCTTCGAAATAGTCTCTACGAAGACTGCCACTCCTCGCAAGTGCGTTCACTGCCACCAGCCGATTGTACGAGACAAGGATAATGGTGGTCTAGGATTCACATACCACCACAAGGAAACGAACCAGCAATGGGGGCCAGAGCCTTCCATCCTGGGTGACGACTCTCACTACGCAGAGCCGCATGATGGCTACTCTGCCGAGGAAATGCATAGCCGCACCGCCGCCCTGACCTTGACCGCCAAGGAGGTCGGCTACTACGTCGTCTCCCGCAACGGTGTCCCGATCTCCGGCCCCTACGCCACCCGCAGCGATGCAGCCCCGAACATGATCGAGCAGCGTGGCGCCGCCGTCATGTTCATCGGCCCCGGCAACAGCGCCGAGTGGGACTCCCTCAAGGCCAAGACCTTCCCGGTTGGCTCGAACACCGTCAACGGTTCTAAGCAGGATCGGGACTGGGATGACGATGAGGACCCATGGGCAGGCGAGCAACACACCGCATCATCTTACGGTCAGCCCCAACCCGCAGCCAATCGTGCACATAAGTTCGTAGAAGACCCAAGATGGGGCGATGAGTCTAGCTGCGTTAGGTGTGGGCAGCCGAAGGGTGATGTATCTCACACCGACCGTGCACAGGCCACTACCGCTGGTTCGATGCAGGAGCGCTACATCGATGGCCAGCGCCTTGCTAGCCTCCGCCACACCGCAGAGGACCAGGCGTACTGCCGTGGCTGCGGACTCTTCGGCGCCCCGACGCACGGTAGCCTCTGCTGGCAGTGCAAGGAGAAGCGCTCGAATGGCCAGCCGATCGAGTGGCGCCGCACCGACAAGCCGAAGCCCCGCAACCACAAGGCCTCCCTCGAAGCCCTAGCATGGGGACCCGACCAGCACAACCCCGAGGTCGGTCTCGACTTCCACGAGTTCCCTGAGGACCCGGAGTACATCGACCCGCACAGCGAGGACGAGATCTACGACGACGATGACGAAGAAGAGTGGGATGTTCCGCAGCGCTGGGAAGCTGCCCGTCGCCACAAGTTCGTTGAGGACAAGAACTGGGGCGACGAGAGTAGCTGCATGACGTGCGGCAAGCCGAAGGGTGACAACAGTCACACCGATCGTGCACAGGCCACCAGCTTGCTCGAAGAGCGCTACGCTACCGTCCGTCGACTGAGCAGCCTCCGCCACTTCGCTGAGGATGAGGACGAACTCGGCTACGAGAAGCAGCCGAAGGGCCTCGGAGATCAGGTCGACACTGGCATGGCTCCGTCGTCCGAGATCCAAGACCCGAACCCGCTAGCCGGTCAGGACTTGGAGCGTGTACCCCGCAACCTCGCAGAGGCCGCTCGCATGTACGCTGCCTGGGATTGCGAGACCGGAGGTCCGTGCAACTGGACTCCTGGTCGAGGATCATGCCCGCTCTGTGGGCAGTACCCGGAAGACAACCCCGACTACCCGCAGGACACTCCCCATGACCAACTCGATGACCCGTGGAACGGTCAAGAGAATCCTCTCGGAAGAGGTTGGGGCGACCCGCCCCTCGGATACTAGAATGGACTCTATGAGACATTGCGGTCAAGGACACGAGATGAAGCGGGGCAAGAATCGCTGGATCTGTCCACCTTGTCTAGCTGAGGCTCGGGATCGCCATCGTACCTTGAATCCTGGTCAGGATGCGGAGCAGCAGAAGGCTCGGTACTGGGAGAATCACGACGCAACCCTGGCAAGCATCCGAGATTACCGACGTAAGGGACGAGGACACGTGAACGATGTCGCTCGGGCTTGGGCCAGGGCGAATAGTGCACATATCATGGAACTGCGTCGTCAGCGCCATGAAGCAGATGAAGCCAAGACATATAGGATCGCCCAAAGAGTTTGGGAGAACCGCAGGCGAGCGTTGGAAGTCAGCGCCGCAGGCGAATGTAGTAAGGAACAGTGGAAGGCACGAGTTGAGTTCTACGGAGGCCAATGTTGGTTGCAGCTTGAGGGTTGTACTGGCGAGGCCGATACGATGGATCACGTCATCCCGCTCTCACGGGGCGGTTCTAACTGGCCATCTAACCTACGACCAGCGTGTAAGTACTGCAACAGTTCTAAAAAAGACAAGTCCCCATGGGATCTACTAACAAAGGTAGCAGCATGAGTAATCATACCGAGGCCGAGCTTCTAGAGGCTATGGCACATGCCACATTGCCGGAACAGCGTCGGATCTCAGCCGAGCTAGATGACTTGCGGGCTATTGCAGCTTTCAACAAGGTAGCCGATGCGGAGAATGATCTGGCGAATGCGATCATTGAAGATCATCTCACTCCTGTGCTCGTACATGGGTTCCACTCGACTGCTACCGACTGGCTGGACGAGCAGGTTCCCGACTACACCACCGCCGACCTCCACACGATCGGTACCACCATGCGAGCCGAGGCTTCCGTGTGGTTCTCGTCCGTCCCCGAGGGCGTCAAGGCCAACAAGTCCGAGCTTCGTGAGCAGGCCCGAGGGATCGCTCGTCGCCTCGGTAGCCAGTACGGACAGGTCGCCAACCAGGCTGCCGACATCTTCTTGGAGTACGTGAGCCGCCTCGTCGTGGCTGACGGTACCGACATCGCTGGCGACTCTTCCGCAGCCGGTCCGACCGGTCGAGAGGGTGGCGAGGACTGGTCCGCTGGTGCGCCGACCCTCCCCGTCGCTGACGGCTCGACCGCTCCCGAGGATGACGCCGAGGGCCTCAACGCCCCTGACCCGTCTGTCTCTGGCCCGGCGCCGGACTCTCCGTCCGACTCTGCTCCCACGCCGACCCGATCGCTCCCCGAGGAAGACACCCACAACAACCCCGGCGATGCCGCAGCTACCGGCGAGATCCCGCCTGCGACCGCCTTCCTCTCTGCTCAGCAGCGTGCCAATCTTCAGTACCTCGGTACTGAGGAAGGCCAGGACTTCCCGGTCCCCGGCGAGCGAGATCCCGAGCAGGACGGCGAGGCTGCCTCGTCACTCCCTGTCGGCGTGAACGTCACCGACGCACCCGACAGCTTCCCGAGCTTCATGCCCGACACGCCAGCCGCACCCGCTCCGTCCACTCGTGCACCGAACGTGCAGGGGTCTCGTCGCACTGCTGGGGATGATGAGAAGAGTCGTCCATTCTACTACGATGAGGATGACAAGAAGGTGTTCTACGAGGATGGAGATGACAACCCTGAGCGTAAGCCGGGAGAACCTACCCTTTCCTCTCGACGCCAAGGTATCGCAACCGGCCCCAACCCTCAGGGTTCCTACATCTACGCTGACCGTGACCCGTGGGCGCAGCCGGATGAGCACGAGCGTTGGCCCGAGCCAGGCGAGGGATACCCGCCGACGACCTCTGGTGACAGCCAGAAGCCGAAGCACAAGCGTTGGCCGGAGCCGGGCGAGGACTACCCGCCCACCACTTCCGGTGACAGCCAGAAGCACGACTCACGTCGCCACGAGAGCGTCTCGACTGGCCCCAACCCTCAGGGTTCCTTCGTCTACGACCCGATTCAGGTCGAGGCCAAGGGCTACGAAGAGGGCTTCGCCTACGCACTGACGTGGAGTCCCGGCAAGCCCGTCCCGGCTGCCCTGACCTCGGCTGCAACCATCGGCAACAAGTACAACGCCGAGTACGTCACCGGCTACAAGGCTGGCGTCGGAGAAGGAATCGCTACTCTTTCCTCCGACTTCCAAGCAGCGTTCGCTTCTGCGCACAAGCAGCAGGTGCTCTCGACTCGTCACGAGTCCGTGAAGCGAGAGGCTCATCCCTTCAAGGCAGGCACAGGCGTCTGCACGGAGAAGGGTGTCGAGGGCGAAGGCGTCGAGCCGCATTGCTACTGGTGCAACGAGCACTGGAACCACCCGAACCACAAGGCCAGCGAGGTCGAGAAGAACCGCAAGATGTGGGCCAGCAAGACTGCTGACGCCAACACCCGCCAGTTCGATAAGCTCGATCAGGAAGTCGCCTTCCCGTTCACGTGGAGCACCGACTCCTCTGGTGGCGGTAAGGGCGCAGCCGACGTGGCCAACGTCCCGACGCCTGGGAGCCAGGTAGCCAACTACCCGCAGCCCGGTAGCGGTTCGCAGGAGCCTGCTGTCGGGACCGAGGTAACGGCCACTGAGCCTGTACTCGACACTGAGGAGGACGTTCCTCAGGTCGTCGCCAATGCGAGAAGGCTAGCGGCTGCCCAACGTGCCGTTGCGAGCCGCCTGGGTTTTAGACGACGAACGGCTGAGTACGAAGACAACGATGGTCTTCGTCCCGTCATCGACATCTATGATGAGGCTCTCTACGAGGCCCTATATCGTGGTCTGCCGATGGAAGAGGCTGAGCGCTTCGCTGAGCAGGTGGTCAACCGCACTGCTTCGAAGACGGCTGAGCAGTTCATCATCAAGGACTGGATGGGCAAGACCCTCTTCGATGGTCAGGAGTTCCCTTCGTTCGAAGACGGATGGGACCATATCTACACCACCGATCCTCAGACCGATGACGATGAGCACTACTACGACGACTACTACGTCGAGCCAAAGACTGCATCACGTACCGCTGGCGAGTACGGTGACACCCGTCCTCACCAGGAAGACTGGCGCAAGGAGCTAACTGTACTCCGAGCAGAGACTCAGGACTGCCGCCACTGCAAGTCTGCACAGACTCGCACCGGTAACCCGGAAGCCATCTGCGGTCCGCACCGTGACAAGATCAACTTGCGTTATCGCACCCACCCTGCCAGCGAAACCTACTGGGCCTCGTAATGACAACCACCACATCCATCGTCGTCAACGGCTCACTCGTGCCGGTGAACAACCAGCTTGCCTTCACCGCCACTCCGCTGGCAGCTAACGGAGACTTCACGTCTGGTGTCTTCACCAACGACAACATCGGCGGCATCTCCGTCCGGGTCGACTCCGACCATAGCGGATCGCTGGCGCTCGAAGCCTCCGACGATGGCGTCATGTGGGACACGGTAAGCACCACCGCTGTCACTGGCGGAACTGTGGCGGAAGTCACCCTAGCTCCCTACGGAGGAGTCATGCGCTTCGTCTACACCAACGGTGGAACGATCCAAACGTCCTTCCGCTTCAGTGCCTACAGCACGGCAGTAAGGGCAGACGTATAATGAATCTCTGGACCACCGCATCGGAAGCGACCGAAGAGGTCAACCACCGCAAGCTCACTGCCACCCTCCGCATTGAGTCCGTGCAGTATTGGCCGTTCCTAGCCGAGGCCGAGTCGTCAGCGGACTTCGAGAACCGCATGGCGCTCGTGTCCCCGGATCTCGATAGCATCGTCCGACGCTGCACCAAGGACGCCGCTACCTTCATCACCGCCCGAGCCGAGCTTGAGGAGTCCTTCAAGAAGGACTTCGAAGTCCTCGCCTCCGAGCGCTACACCACCGATAGTCGTGGCGTCCGATACGTCGGTAAGGGCCGCTCCGCCCCGAAGTCCTTCAAGGCCCCCGTTACCTGTGGTAGCTGTGGTCGCACGTGGGACGATGGTCATGTCACTGGGGTTACTCCGGCGCCATCTGCTCGCTGCCCGTTCGAGCACATGCGTGGTCATTCCTCTTCGAAGACCGCCGCCGAGAAGTGCACCGTATGCGGCAAGCCCGCCACCAAGTACGTCGGTGGACAGGAGGGCTACAGCGCCTCCGGTCACCACGTCTGCGATGCTCATGCTGACCACTTCTCCAAGAGTGCCGAGTACCACTACGTGAAGCCCGCTGGTGGCGGCAAGTACAAGATCGTCCAGAAGGGCACCGGCAAGACGCTCTCGGTTCATGACTCCAAGGAGCAGGCCGAGTCTGCCTTCCGTGCTATGGAGACTCACATGCACGGAGCTAGGGACACCTCCTACAACCGTGATGTCGAGTGTCACTACTGTGGTGAGAAGCTGACCAAGGGTCCCGGCGCCCACGGCTCGAACGGCTGGACCGACAAGGGCGGCTCGAAGAACTGCTCCGGTGGTCATGACCCGCACGTCCCGTGGCTCGATGAGGGTTCGCCCTCTCGCAGCGAGTCATCCCGCAAGGTCGCCTTCCCCGGTGACGAGTGCTTCAGTTGCGGCTACCGTGGCGGCGAGGGTGGACACGACTGGGACTACTCGACAGGCGGAGCCAAGTGCCCGTCGTGCGGTTCGTATGAAGTCCACGACGCATCTCTAGGCCACCCTAACCCCGACTACACGAAGGCCTCGAAGACCGCCACCCCGGCCAAGTTCTGCGGCGCCTCGTGCAGGTCGAACTTCCATAGCGCTACGAGCGGTGGCCTGCTCGATCCCCACAGCGGACCTCAGAAGAACGCCAAGGGCAACTGCGGCTACTGTGGCCGACCGATGCACCACAGCGCCTCTGTCACCGCTTCCGAGGGTCTGACCGATGACGACCTCCGTGAGTTGGCTGCCAAGGGCAACTGGATCAACTACTTCTGCGACGAGTGCGGCAAGCAGCACGAGAAGAACAAGCACCACAAGCACCACGGTTCTGCCGACTACACCGGCTGGACTCCGCAGAATGGCTCGGATGCCAACGGCTACGGCAAGGACGGCGTGTGGGTCGGCAAGGTCTTCGAGAACAACTACGGTGACGGCAAGGACTGGCTCGTCCACTTCAAGGACGGCGGCGCCATCGACACGCAGGCCTTCGCCACCGAGGACGAAGCCCTCAGCTTCGCTCAGAGTCACTTCGTGACCGCCTCGAAGAAGACGTACTGCCCCTGTGGAAGTTGCGGTAAGCCCTGCGAAGTAGTGGGTAAGATCGCATCTCGCTATGAGTGTGACGAATGCCGAGGACGCTAACACATGCCAACAGATCCCGCAGCAGCTACAGCAGCACCGACCGGTAACTCTGCACCTCAGGGTCAGACCGATACGAGTGCTGCGACGGCTCAGCCAGATGAACAGATGCTCAACTCTTCCGCCCCTTCGGGAGGCTCCGTGACCCCCGCCGCACCCGAGATGCCCACAACGTCATCCTACGCAGTAGCGTGCCTCGACTGCGGCCAGGACTACACCTTCGGTCGAGTGACGGCCAACATGCGCTGCTTCTGCGGCTCGGACAACCTCACCTACGAGGCTGCTGAGGAGCAGACCGGAGCCGAAGGCTACGTCGCCATACATTACCCGAAGGGCCTCCTCGGTCTCGTCGGGCCGGAGGGTCAGGGCTACCACTACTCACTCGCTCGTCAGGACGAAGGCATCCTCTACACCGCAGGGTGGGCGCCCGACGAGGACTCCGCCAAGAAGATCGTGGAGACGCTCGCCCCGGCCTACGCCGGAGCTACTCGTACTGCCACCCTCCTCGGTACCTGGGTAGCCGCTGACTTCCCGCCCAAGAAGGACGACAAGGACAAGAAGAAGGACGACGACGACAAGGGCGGCAACGAGACGCACCCGCCGTCCGGTGACTCTGGCGGCGAAGAGGCTCCCGCAGCCCCCGCTGAGGCCCCCGGAGAGGCCCCTCAGGCTGCTCCTACGGCCCCCGGAGAGGTTCAGGTGGACCCTAACGCTCCTCCGGCCCCAGGAGCCGTACCGGGCGAGGTTGTAGATCCGCTCCTTCAGGTCATGGACACGGCACAGCAGCAGGTTGACGCCGCCGTCGATCAGGCCAACCAGCTTGGCCATGATGCCAAGGAAGTTGCCTACGACGTGGATCAGTTGTTCTCGAACTGGCGCTGCCAGAACTGCCAGATCGAGGGCGAGGCGAACATCTCGGATGACGGTCAGGTAGACCTTCAGGGTGACCTCTTCGACAACCAGCCGTGCGCAGCCCCCGCAGCCCCCGAGCAGGACCCCAACCAGCAGGTCCCGCAACAGAACCAGCAGAACCAGCTTCCGCAGGGCGCACCGGCCACCAACGACCAGATCCCCGCCACTCAGCAGAACCTCCCGAGCCAGACCGCCAGCCGCACGTGCAAGAAGTGCCACGGCAGCGGCAAGGTGCAGTCCGGTAACGACCGAGGCGAGAAGTGCCTCTCGTGCAACGGTCAGGGCCACACCTCGACCGGCGAGTCTCTCGACAAGAGGGCCAGCGACTTCGATGGTGACGACGCCGACCAGCGCAACGTGCTCGACCAGCAGGAGGGGACCAACCCCAACCTGGCGAAGGAAGAGCGACTGACCGCTATGGTCGAGCAGATCCTCGATACGAACCCCGGCATGAATGCTCAAGCCGCCCGACGAGTGGCCGAGACTACCCTCGCCAAGTTCCCGTCGCTGGCCTCGTAATGAGTTCCCGAATCCCCGAGGGAGAGCAGGTAGCATACGTCGGGGAACCGGGCGGCAGCGGCATCAACATCGATGACCGAGGCCGAGTAATCCAAGCTGCTGGCGATGGCAGCCATGTCCAGTGGTCCACAGGACCAGCTAAGGGACAGATAACACTAGAGGCTAACAACGATCTCGTCAGCATTCGCTCCCGTGGGGGCAATGATGATACACTTGACGGGCCGCTCGTCACGATCGCCGTGCGAGATGTCTTCGACCGTGAAGGGACGACTGGCCTCCTGAACGCCCTGAACCATGACGGTCACCTAGCGTTCTTCGAACCGTTGGCCGTCGAGGCAGTAGAGATGATCCGAGACAACATCCGCACAGATGCAAGCTTCCGACCAATCCTGGCGCAGCTAAGCGCCGTCGAAGCTCAAGAACTCGTCGCTCTCGCCACTTCGACCCTACTGCGTGACGCTTTCGGAAGAAGCTAGATATGGCCAGGCAGTGCGATGGATGTGGACGCAAGATGACCCCGTTCGTTCCTCGCAAGAAGAACGGCTCTGGCGACATGCTCTGCGAGGGATGCAGCAATGGACGAGAGGGTAGGCCCTTGACTCGCTCAGCCGATGTTAACGACGAGTACGTCCAGTCTGTGAAGGACATGACGGATACTGAGTTCGATGAGTTCATGCGCTCCCTCAAGGGCTACGGCGTCGAGCAGGGTCGCATCGATAACATGTACGAGACCCGACGCACAAGTCAGTTGATCCGGGCGCAGGCCCATCAGACTCCCGACGCTTCTGGCTACCTCGTGAAGGTGGCCCATGGCAACATGGATGGCGTCACCGTCTTCCATTGCCCCTTCTGCGGTTCGGGTCAGGTCGTCAACTCCGGTACCGCCATCGAGTGCGGCTTCTGCCACAGCGCCTTCACGGTGCTCGTGCAGCCGCAGTTCCCGATGATGCCGCAGACGGTCGACGGTCAGCCCTACACACCGGGTCAAGCTCCTGGCGCTGCACCCACCGACCCAGGACCCGCTCCTGGTGTCACGGAGACTCCCGAGGAAGAGGACGGCTCCTTCGGTGGCGATCAACTATCCGAGAAGCTCCCTGACGACTCATCGGATGACGCTGCTGGTGGAGACGACAGCGGCAACCCGTTCGCCAAGAAGGACGATAGCGACAAGCCCCCGGCTCCGAAGGAGTCAGCGGTCCATGCTGCATACATCACTGAGGAGGGTATAGTGCTAACCGAGAGTGCCTACATGGCCCATCTTGCCATCAAGTTCAGCCCCCGCAGGACCGAGACTCTCGCTGAGGTCAAGCAGCTTCACGGACGGGCATAGCCGATGCCGGAACTGTGGACGCCCTCAGGCTCCCGCCAGGTGCAGGCCGACGCCGATGTCTTCGGCGCCCTCGCTGACGCCACCGGACATCAGGACTACCACGCCCTAGCGAAGACTGCTCTCGCCAAGGGCAAGCAGGGCGCTGTCGATACGTCGGATGTCGTCGCTGAGATGCGAGCCAACCGCCGCATCACCAAGAACGCCTCTGGTGGCGTCAACAGCGGACAGGGCATGGGTGGAGTAGGCCAGTTCTCGTTCGCTACCGCACGCCCTCGTGACCCGCTCTTCTACTGGCGCCAGAACAACCTCCCCTACGACGTAGCGAAGGACGAGGAGCTAGAGAAGATCCGTGCGTTCTGCAATACACCAGATGCCCCGGTGTGGATGGCTGATTACTCGTTCAAGCCGATGGGTCAGATTGTTGAAGGGGATGAGGTCATCGGCTGGGAGTATCGCACGGGACCACAGGGCGAGGTACGTAAGGTACTTGTCCGCACCCCCGTTCTAGCTATTCAACGTCGGATCGCCCCCGAGATTGTCAAGGTGACCTTCGAGTCTGGTGAGGTTATCCATTGCACACCGGACCACCTATGGGCCAATCCACATTACTCCCCTAACCAAACTACCGGCTGGAAGCAGCCGGAATATCGGACGGCTGAGGTTGGACGAGAACTTGTTCGGATGGTTACCCCCACTCCCGAGTTGAGTTCCGAAAAGGAGTTGATAGTGGCCGCATGGCTGGGGGGCGTTTATGACGGTGAGGGATGTGGAGAAGGGATTGCTCAAAGCCAGAGTCATAATCCTGGGGTATGTCAACGGATCGCTGACTCACTGGACTTCCTGGGGATTCCATATACGCAGACTCCCGAGTCATTTTGGTTGCGGGTGCCTGGTCGTCGTCAAGGGGCCGCACAAGACCTAGTGGACTTCTTGAACTGGACCAATCCGACAAGGCGGGTGACTGCGGCGATTGACAAGAGGTTGCTGGCTACACCGAATGGTGGACGAGAGAAGATCGTCAGTATCGAATCAGAAGGCTCCGGCGAAGTAGTTTCGATACAGACGGGAACTGGTAACTACACCGCTTGGGGTATTGCTTCCAAGAACTGCCGTCTGCTCTACATCACACACCCCGTCATCGCCTCGGCCATCGACATCTTCTCGAAGTACCCGCTCATCGGGATGGAGATGACCGGCAAGGACGACGAACTCAACGACTTCTACGGCGACCTCTTCTTCGACCAGCTTGACTACGAGGAGTTCCTACTCGACGTGGGTCGAGAGTATTGGACCGTGGGCGAGGCATGGCCGCTCGGCACCTTCAACGACACGCTCGGCGTGTGGGAGTCCGACGAACTCATCAACCCGGACGACGTTGAGGTCATTCGCTCACCGTTCCTCAAGGAGCCTCGCTTCAAGATGAAGCTCCCCGAGACGATCCGCAAGATCATCTTGGAGCGTGAGCCGAAGTGGGAGTACGAAGCCCTCATGAGGGTGTACCCCGAGCTTGCTCACTTCAGCCGTGAGGAGTCGAAGATGGATGTCTCCGGCGTCCTCCTCAAGCAGTTGAAGTTCAAGGCCGACAGCTTCCACCCCCGAGGCATCCCGATCCTGATGCGTGGCTTCCGTGCCGTCATTCAGGAAGAGATGCTCAACGCCGCCCAGGATGCCATCGCTGAGCGCCTCTACACCCCGATGATCGTGGCCAAGCTCGGTGCCTCCGCATCCGACCTCGGTACCACGCAGCCGTGGGTCCCGAACCAGGGCGACCTCGAAGCGTTCGAGGCATCGCTCGACGCCGCCCTCGCTGGCGACTTCCGAGTCCTGATCCACCACTTCGCCCTCGACATCTCGCAGGTGTTCGGCAAGGAGGCCATGCCGGACTTCAGCCCGGACTTCGACCGCCTCACCGACCGTCAGCTTCAGGTGTTCGGTCTGTCCCGCACGATGCTCAACGGCGCTGGCTCCGGTGAGACCTACGCCGCCGACGCCCTCAACCGAGACATCGTGACGCAGTTGCTCTCGACCTACCAGCGTAAGATCCAGCGCTTCTGGAAGAGCCGGGCCATGGTCGTGGCCGAGGCCCAGGAGCACTACGACTACGAAGAGCGCAACGGCATCAAGTACCCGATCATGGAAGAGATCCTCGAAGTCAACGAGGAGACCGGCGAAGAGCGCATCGTGGAGCGACCGAAGCTCCTCATCCCCGACCTCACCTTCAAGACCATGAGCCTGGCCGACGAGGACAGCAACCAGCAGTTCATGGAAACCGTCCGTGCCTCTGGTGTGCCGATCTCGATGAAGACCCGACTGGTCAACGTCGACATCGATCTGGACGAGGAAGTCGAGAAGGTCAAGGAAGAGCAGATCGAGCTTGCTGTCGCCGCACAGGAGACCCGCAAGGAGACCTACCTTGCCCTCCTCGCCGCTGGTCTGCCGATCCCCGACGACCTCAAGGAAGACTTCCAGCCGGTCGCTCAGACTCAGGGTCCCGTCGATGCTGCCGGTCAGCCGGAAGGTCCGCAGGTGCTCCCGGCCCTCGGACTGGACGAGCCTGCCCCGACCGACGCTCTGGCCCCGACCGACGAGGACATCGCCGCAGCCGAGGACGCAGAGGCCGATGAGGGTGAGGACCCCAACTCCTTCGGTGGTGACTCCCTCTCGGGCAAGATGCCTCCGGGTGATGACGATCAGACTGATGACGCTAGCGGCAGCACTATCCCTCTTCCCCGCAACCAGCACGCTTCTCGACCGCCCGAGAGCGACGAGCAGCGAGGCAAGATGCCCAAGGGTTCTAGCCTCTCGACGGGTCCTCGCCACGTCGGCGCCCGCAAGTTCCGCACCCTCGACCGAACTCAACCCCTGGCAGATCAGCTACGTGCGCCTGTCTGGCCCCATGAAAATGCAACTAAGGAACGTAATGAGACGACAGACTAGCTACCGACGCCTTGATGCAGAGCTTCCCGCCTTCGGGACCCTCGCTACCACCCGTAGCGGTGAGGTGGGCGAGGTCATCGCTCATGAGGACGGACAGGCCCGCCTTCAGTTCGCCGGACACGTCCAAGGTCTCTACGCCCCGGACGAGATCACCTGGCAGCACGTTGGCGCACAGACCGAGGGCAAGTGGCAGACCGAGGGGTCCGAGCTTCACCTCGCTGACCGTGACTACCCTGAGCTAGCCGACATCCTCACCAAGCCCGCTCCCGCCATCGTGCAGGAGGGCAACGAGTGGGGCCGCACCGCCTCGAAGACAGCCAAGTATAGCTGTGACAACCCGAACTGCAAGGACACGGGACCGCTGAACCCTGAGCCGGGTGGTGGCAACACGATCGGACGTTGCCCCTCGTGCAACTCTCGGTGCTGGGCCGGATCTGCTAGCAGCGGTCAGCGCCCCATCAAGACAGCCAAGACCGCAGCCTCGCACTACCACTGTGGCAAGTGCCAGGAGACGCTGACCCGAGGCTCGAAGGAGCAGTTCGACAGCCCGACGTGCCCGAAGGGTGGCAAGCACACCTGGGAGGAAGGTGTCGGCGTCGACCCCAACCAGGGCAGCTTCAGTCTAGCCGCCTCGAAGACCGCCTCCGATGAGGTCGACGTGTTCGGCTACCCCTTCTCACGTGAGCAGGCTCAGAAGCTCCACGACTACCTCGACGGTCTCCCGAAGAACAAGATCGACTTCCGTCCGATGGACGACCTACTCAACGAGTCGAGTGCGTACACCGCTGACGGCTGGGGCATCAGCGACTACAACGATGACTGGAACGACGCTACCCGCTCACGTGGTGGTGGCTCCGGCTACACCGAGACGGTCTACGATCCTTTCAACGCCTTCACGCCGAAGGCTGGCGAGTGCCCGACGTGCTTCGGTGAGGGCGCCTTCAGCGAACTCAACCCTGACGGCAAGGGCTTCGGGGAAGAGAAGACCTGCCCCGACTGCGGTGGAACTGGTAAGGCATAGCCCCGATGCGCATCGGATGGACGATAGCATCGGGCGACATCGCTAACCTCTCGAACGACGAGCAGCAGGACCCGGATCAGGACAAGCTCGACGGCTTCACTGACACGAACGCCGAGCCGGACTTCGCCGCTGGCGCCGTGCAGGCTGCCTACGCAGGTGCGTGCCCCGGATCGCAGCAACCCGCCGAGCGCTTTGCCTTCATCCCTAACTGGGGATCCGCCAAGACTCGGATCGCTCACGCCTGTCCCGCTTGTGGCAAGGTGCTCTCTCCTCAGCGCAGCAAGAGCGACGAGGTGCACACGACGGCTCACAAGCCCGCCGACGAGACCTATCACGTGCGTATGGTCAACAAGCTCATGAACGAAGGCTACGAGGCGAGTAACCCGCTAGTCGATCACCACGAGGGATGGGTCGGCAAGCTGAACCCCGGCGCCCACACCGCCGCCAACTCCGACGAGTTGGCCACCGAGCCGATGGGCTACGACGACAACGACATGGACGACTTCAACACCGGTACGACCGGCCCGACTGTCACGCAGACCGACATCAACCCCGACAACTCCTTCTCCGGTTCGAGGAAGCTAGCGAGCGGCATTGTGGTTGAGGGATCGTGGACCGACGTGCAGTCGAAGGCGCAGCGCATCTACAAGGATGGCGGCGTCCGCATCATCTCCGTCACTGGCCCCTATGTCGCTGGGAACGTCAAGGGTTCCGAGGGGGTCTACGAGACGACCCTACAGCGAGGCCCGTCCGGTAGCATCGATCAGTGGACCTGCTCGTGTCCGTGGTTCGCCTACTCCTTCGGTCGCTCGGGCCGCTGGAAGAAGTACGAAGGTCGCATGTGCTCGCACGCACTCGCCTTGCAGTACAAGGCGCAGAGCGAAGGCATGTTCGGTCGAGAGATCAAGGAAGACACGCAGTCGCCGGGCTGGGACAAGGAGATCACCCGCTACGAGGCCCCGCCGCCGAAGGACTGGCGTGCTAGCAAGACTGCCCTCTCTGGCAAGGTCTATCGAGGGGTCTCCTCCGAGCTAGACGTGCAGCGCACGATCAACGGCGACGTGGACTTCTCGAACCCGTGGCTCAACACCTCCGGCGTCGGCATCTACGTCACCCTCGACCGCCAGCGTGCGCAGTCGTTCTCTCGGGGCTTCCTCATGACGGGTACGATCCCCGGCAACCCTAAGGTTCTAGTTGAGAGTCACTACTGGGACGACATCGCCCGTCACGTCGACTCCCCGGAGTGGAAGCGCCTCAAGAGCCTCGATCAGGGAGACCCATCGTCATACGCCCGACACAACGGCTACGACATCGTTGCCTGTGACATGGACGGCAACCCTGACCTCGTTATCATCAACGCCAAGGTCGTGCACTGGGAGCCAGCACAGAAGATCTCTGCTCTAGCTGCCGTCCTCCCGACCCCGGCTACCAAGGCCTACCTTCGCCTCTTCGCCTCTTCGACCGACGACGAGCCTCGTGCATCGGATGGTACGTGGACCAAGGGCATGGGCGACAAGAGCGACACCGGCTTCGGCAAGATCACGCCGGGTGAGGCCCGTGGCGACTCGAAGAAGGTCACCCCGGAAGAGTTCGATGAGCTTGCGGCGAAGGGCAAGGAGCACTATGATCGCCTCCTCGCTGACAAGCGTCCGACGACTGCCTTCAACGATGAGGACCAGTGGAAGGACATCTGCTCCGGCGCCTACAAGGCGGCTCAGGAGTCATGGGGTGGCCAGACTATCGACCCGGCCACCGGTAAGGCCATCGAGCGCTCTAAGGGCTTCTCCCTTCAGGTGCGTGCCCCTGGCGAGAAGCAGCTAACCGTTCCCGAGGATGCGTCCGAGGACGAGTTCAACGAGATGATGGAGCGTGCCCGCAAGGAGTACGCCGAGAAGCTCAAGGGCAAGGAAGTCTACCTCGGCGTCTTCCGTGACGACGATAACAACCGCATCGACTTCGACCCGGTGACCATCGTGGACACGGAGGCAGAGGTCGACTCGCTCGGAGCCTACACGCACGCAGTCGGCGGAGCCTACGACTTCGCCACCGGTAACGGCCACTTCCCTCCGCACGTCGCCTCGCTGTCGTCGGACATCAAGGACGCCGTGCACGTCTGGTCAAGCATCAAGGTGAACAATCAGAAGTCCCTCCCGAACCCGGAGCACGACGGCTTCCGCTACGCCTTCCATCAGATCCTCGGTGACGTGGGCAGCTTCCGCTACAACGCCAGCAACCCGGAGTTCATGAAGGGTGAGCACGAGGCCACCGTCTTCCTCAAGGCCTTCATGGACAACCAGACCCCATCGCACCGCCCGCTCTACCGAGCCATCGGTCTGCACCCGGCTGCCTACATGGAGATCCTCTCTGCCGCTACCGCTGGCAGTCTCGATCTCCCCCCGGCTAGCTGGTCAGCCAACAAGAAGCTGACCGAGCAGTTCGGCCTCGACTACATGCAGGGCACCAAGAAGTATGAAGAGCGCATCATCTTCGTGACCCGCCCCGGCACGAAGTCGTGGGCGCTCGGTCGCACGAGCATGACGGGCTACGAGCGAGAGCATATCGTCGGTGGCCGCTTCCACGTTGTGAGCATCAAGTTCCCACCCGAGACGGACAACACCACGGTCATCACCCTTCAGGAGACGGAGGGCTGGCCTGAGGACTTCGCCTCGACCGGCGACATGATCGAGCATATGGCCTTTGACTCCGCCGTGGTCAGCCCGCAGGATTCGAAGACAGCGGCGAAGGAACCCTATGGCTGGTGGCTGGCACCCGATGGCACGTTGATCGATGTCGCCAACTCCATGGACCACTTCTCGACTCCTCACCCCAAGGGGTCGATCCACCTCACCAACGAGTTGTGGGGGCTGGGAGGAGAGCAGGTTCGACTTCTGTCGGCGGGGGTCTACGGCTCCATCTCTACCGAGCAGATGAAGGCCCTCTACCGTCTCGTCTACTCCCACGACTTCAAGCGCTTCTGCGGCTCGATCTACAGCGAGGATGGCGAAAGCCTCCCCGGCTTCCCCGGCATCTCGGCGTCGATGCAGAACCTCTCGAAGCAAGAGATCATCGACCAGCTTCGCAACCTTGGCCAGTTGGCTTCTCGTACCGGGCGCTACCTCACCATCGATGAGGCTCGTGCCGGTGCGATCGACTACTCGCTCCCGATGACCGCAGCCGACCACGTTGATCCGCACAAGGGCACGATGATCGCTGTCCGTCCTCCCGAGTCTGTGTGCCAGAGCCTTGCGCTTCCTGACTCCGGCGCCGAGCCGGTCGAGCAGCTTCACGTGACGCTGGCCTACATCGGCCCGGAGGCTTCAGAGGATCTCGACCTCGACCTTCTCCGCCAGATCGTAGATGCGCAGTCGCAACTCTCTCCTTACATCGCCGGGACCCTCTCCGGCCACGGCACCTTCGAGAACCCGGACGGGGATGTCTCCGTCGTCCTGGTCGACTCCGAGGAGCTACAGGTCGCCCGTGCGCTCCTGGTCGACGCCCTCGAACGAGCGGGCATCGAGGTCAGCCGAGAGCATGGCTTCGTTCCCCACATCACCCTGACCTACGGCGAGCACGGCCCGTTGCCCGCAGTCGACAAGGACGTGTTCTACTTCACCGAGTTCATCATCTCTCCGCCGTCCGGCGTGTGGGAACGCTACGAGCTAGCGACCAACATCTCGTTGGCCGCTTCCGTGGTGGTGGCCGATCAGGAGAACCCGCTCCCTCCGATCCACAACGCCGAGCCGTCCTGGGGGTCTAGCCCGATCAGTCAGGACGACCCCACGGGTAGCCCGCTCGATGCGGACGGGGAGACTAACACGGTACTCCCAGGAGCGCAAGCTGTCCTCGATGAGGAGCCAGAAGGCGCCCTCCCGAGCACTGATGGGGAAGCCGGAGCAGACGGAGCACAGTCCGATCAGGACTATTACCCCACCGACGAACAAGACAACACGCACCTGTACGGAGGTGAGGGAGCGGCTCCGAGCACGATAGCCTGGCTAGACCCTCGAATCTCCAACAAAGGAGTGAAAGGTAACGACGACATGGACATAGCCGCCGCCGCACGCAACTTCTTGATGACCTCAACCGCTGTGAAGACATTCACGTATGCGGAGCAGCAGGAGATCATCCTCGAAGGCGAGGGAGTCACGGCATCCAACTTGGATCGTCTGAACCTCACTGGCACTCACTACGAAGCTTTGGAACAACAGCTTGCTACAGCCGAAGCCCTTGGAGAGCCTGTCGTCTGGTGGTAGACTGGTGGTATGTCACGAGGCTCTACTAACTCTGCGAACGCCGCCAAGACTCGGTGTCCCAATGGCCATGCGTATACGCCAGAGAACACCTACAGCAATCACGGCAAACGAGAGTGTCGCACTTGTAAGCGAGAGCGCAAAGCTGCGTGGGATGCGACTCACAAGGCCGAACAACGAGCGTATTTCCTAGCCTACTATCCTCTGCATCGAGAGGAGATCCTCGCCAATAACTATCGGTGGATGCGAGTAGATCCCGAGCGAACCAAGCTGAAGAACCAGATCAGCAATGCTAGACGCAAGGAAGCTCCTGGTCATTGTACTCCTGAACAGCTAGCCGCTCGGATTGCCTTCTTCGGAGGGAAGTGTTGGATGTGTGGCGCTCCCCGGGAACATATCGACCATGTGAAGCCCCTGGCCAAGGGTGGCTCCAACTGGCCAGCCAATCTCCGACCAGCGTGTAGTACGTGTAACCTTCGGAAGTCGGACCAATGGCCCCTTCCGTCCCTGGCAGGCTAGCTGAATCTCCAACGAAGAGGTGAAAGAACTTCTTCAACAGGGATGGCTAGCTGAGTATGGGAATCCGCAACTTCAATAATGTGTCGGTACCGCAGACGATCCTCAACTCTGGCGGCATCGACAACAACCCGCTGACCGTGGGCATCACGGTGGGCGATGCTTCGTCATATCCTGCGGTCCCCTTCACACTGGGGATTGAGCGAGGTACTCCCAACCAAGAGGTTGTCGAGTGCACGGCGCTGACCGGTTCTACCGGCTTCATCGTCACCCGTGGCTTCAACGGTTCACCGATCGTCGCTCATCCTCAGGGCGCCTCCGTCGAGCTTACCTCGGCGGCTATCGACTACGCTGAGGCGAACGAGTTCATCAACATCATGACGACCAAGGGTGACATCATCACCTTTGCGGCAGGCCCCGCTCGTCTCGGTGTCGGCGCCGATGGCACGGCCCTCACCGCTGACCACACGCAGATCTCGGGTCTCGCTTGGGTCCAGCCCGTCCCGCCTGGTGTCGTCTTCTACACCGCAGCTTCCGCCGCTCCGGCTGGCTTCGTCCTCGCCAACGGTCAGTCGCTTGCTTGTGCTGGTGTGGCCGCTGCCCTGTTCGCTCAGATCGGCACGACCTACGGCTCGGTCGACGGCGCTCACTTCAATGTACCGAATGCTGCCACTCGTACCATCCGTGGTAACGGTTCTGGCTACTCGCTTGCTGCTACCGGTGGCTCCGACACAGCGCCCGCCTCTGTCGCTCCCCACACCCACGGTAACTCGATCCTCATCGGTGGCACTCCCGTCACTACAGAGATCGTTGTCTACGATCCGGGCAGCACCATCCAGCTTGCCTCGGGCGCTCCGAGCACTCCGTTCGGCGTGTCTTACACGGTGACCCCTTCGCTCGTTGTGAGCATCGACTCGGCTGGTAGCAGCACCCCGATCAACATTGTGAACAAGTACATCGTCCTGACCCCGATCATCAAGCTCTAATGACGACCCCGGTTGAAGTATGGGCAGACAATGCCACCGGAACCTTCGGTGCACCTGGGACACCGGGTGACACGACGATCAGTGTGGCGCAGACGGCGGGAATCTTCCCGACGCTGAGTGCTGGCCAGGTCTTCCACCTCGTCATTGACTTCGATACGGTCAACGCAGAGATCGTTGAGGTCACGGCGACCTCCGGCTCGCACATCCTCGGCTGGGTCTTCACTCTCGCCTCCCCCGGCCTCGTCAACGCCCACAACGGTCCTCCCGGTGGCGCTCAGTGCGCCCTCGTCATCACGAAGGAAGGCCTCGACAATATGCTGGCCGAGTCCGTCGTGCTCTCGACGTTCACGACCGCAGGTGACACCATCTATGGTACCGGCGCCTCTGCCGTCACCCGCCTCCCCATCGGCACGAACGGCTACGTCCTCACGGTAGTGAGCGGTGTCCCCGCATGGGTGGCCCCTGGCGCACCTCCGACCGGTGCTGCTGGCGGAGACCTCGGTGGCACGTACCCCAACCCATTGGTCGACTCCATTCAAGGCGTCGTCATCTCCGGCACTCCGGTCGCAGGCGATGGCCTCTACGCCACCGGAGCTTCGACCGCCGCCTGGTCAGCCCTCGACGTAGCACAAGTCTCTGAGGTCTTCAACTTGGCTGGCGACATCATCGTCGGTACCGGAGCCGCTACCGGTGAGCGTCTCGTCGCTGGCGCCGCTGGCACGGTCCTCACGGTTGGCGGTTTCGATCCCCCTGGACTTGAGTGGGTGCCTCTCGCACTGACTACAGATGTCGGCACTCTCGGTAGCGATGCTGTCATCGGAACTTCTTCCGGGTCAGCTATCCTCACGACGGCTTCCTTGGACATCGGCTTCTGGTTGATTACCGTCACTGCGTTGGTGGAGACCACGGCGACAGCGACGGGTCGAGTCGGAATCGCACTCGCTGGTGGTGGAGCGACCGCAACCTTCTTGGGTCCTCAAGCCGTTCAAACTGCATTGCCATCGTCAGTTACCGATACGCAGGTTGTCTCTCTGACTTCTCTTGTTCAAGTCACTGCGGCTGGTACTCTGCTGGTCGTCGCCTTCAACACCGATACTGGACAGACAGCGACAGTCCTTCAACTCGATGCCGTGCAGAGCGAGAGCGCTACCGGGTACACGGCGGTGAAGGTCGCATGATAGATGCAACGGGCTTCACTTCCTTCGCTCAGAGTCTCGGTGGACTTGCCACCTTCGTCGCTGTCCTCGTCATCCCCGGCGCATGGCTGTTCCACCGCAAGGTCATCCGCCCCCTCTCCTTCGTGCTCGGCCTGAAGCAGGAGGACTCCCCGACCGGCGAGCCGATCCCTTCCATCCCCGTACAGCTTGCCGAGATGCGCAAGAACCAAGAGGTCTTCAAGGAGCAGGTGCGTACCATCAATGCGGAGGTACACCCCAACGGTGGGAACTCGCTGAGGGATGCAGTTGACAGCAACGGCAGGAACACTCGTGAACTCAGCATGAAGGTCGTGGATCTTCAGGGCACCTTGGATTCGCATCTCGCAGAGGAGCGCAGAGAGCGAGAGAAGATCGCTGCCCTGGCGCTCAAGACCGCCGCCGACTTCGCCGCTCTCACCGAGAAGACCGCAGCCCAACTAGCGAAGGACAACCGTGCTCAAGGTTAGGATCGGCAACGCCGAAGAGGTCACGACCCTCCTCATCCCGAGCGAGTTCGACCTTGAACGTCGGTTCGACAATGCTGTCGCAGCGCTGAGTCTCCACTTGGTTGAAGATGGGCCTCGGTGGATTGAATCAGAAGATCTAGCGCTCAATCTTTTGCTAGAAGAGCACTATGGCCCGTCTTGCGGAAGTGATGTCCCATCGCACCAGGATGACTCTCCATCCCGCAATCTTTGCAGATCCGTCGCATCGACGCAACAGGTGGACGGCGACCTTGGAGTGCTTGCCGGATAAGTGTTCGATGCTGATCGGACATCGGCTGCATCTTCTGGCCACTGCGGGTCGCAGAGATACGAGCATTGCGCTCAGGGGTAGGGAGCGGATAAGTCCGGGGACGCCGAGAGTTTAGTGTGCGACCCATTCCTCGCTCAACATAGAAGTCATACCAGCGAGCTTCTGCTTCGGCTCCATCCTGGGTGATCTCTAGGAGTTGGATATGAAAGGCTGATCTACCAAGCTCTGCGATCTTTGCTCGGAGAAGAGGACAGAGGCTAGTGGACTTGACATGACCTTTCCAGCGCTGTGCAAGCGAGTTGATCGTACATCCCACGTACCAGTCATCATCGACCGAGTTGGTGATGAGGTAGATGTTGGAAGTCCTGTCCATGAGTCCATTATAGCACCTAAGAGATGAGATCTCGTAGGTGTGACCCCACACAAGGTAAGGTGATTCCCATTAGGACGAATGCAGGAGCCGACTGGCAGGCCGGTGTCATGGCCGACACCGCCAACTCCAATACGGGCACTTACGCCCCGGCCAACTACATCGCTCTCACGGCAGACTCGGGTGCTCCGGTCGACACGGACACCACGTTGCCCGGCGAGCTAGAGACAGGCGGCTCCGGTACGCTGTCCCGCACGCAGGCCACCTACGCCCACACCACCGGTTCGAGCACCTACACGCTGACGAACCTCTTCACGTCGGACGCCTCTGTGACCGTCGCCAAGGTCGGGATCTTCAACGACCCGGACACTGGCACGCTCGTGTTCGAGGATCTCTTCGGCGTCCCGGCTGTGCTCTACTCCGGCGACCAACTTCTCGTGGTCAGCACCGTCAACTTCTAGCCGGTCCACTCGATCGAGAGGCCGGTGGTCGACTGATTGAAGTACACGAGCCGGTCGAACCCTTCGGGGGGCTTCGGGGCATCGAGCTTCTTCGCCATCCGGTCGATCACGAACTCTGGCACGGGTGCCGTGCGTTGAGCGTTGCGCACCTTCGCCACCTCCTTGGAGACCTGACCGATGAGCGCCACCGTGTAGTAGCCGCTCTGGTCAGCCATGACGAGCAGGCCACGCCGATCCTTCTCCGTCAGGTTGGTGGCATCGTAGGCGCACGGCAGTCCCTCCGTCATCCTCACGAGCAGCATGTGTCGAGCGGCCTCGTGGACGATAGCGGGGTTGCCCTGAGTGGACACGTCACCGAACATGGTCCGGCGCACGTCGTCGGCCCCGTGCCGGAACCCGGAGTGAGGCAAGATCTGGCCCAGGAGGGTCGACTTGCCCGAGCCGGGCAGCCCCACCGGGACGATCAGAGTCTTGGTCGGGAGAGTCAGGTTGATCTCGTGCATGGATACAAGAGTATCACCACCGATACTTCAGTATCAAGCTTGACAGGCACGCACCCTCAGCGTAAGATGGAGCCATGGTGCAAGTAGCTTACGAGATCTATCTTCTCTCTGCGCCGGGGTTCTGGTATGTGGGATCGACTTCCATAGGTGTCGAACGTCGCCTACAACGCCACCTTAGTGGTAGAGGAGGAGCTAAGAAGCTCTATGCCAAGATACAAGAGTTGGGCGCAGCAGCCTTTACCCTGACTGTCGTTGAGAGAGCACGAGGAAACCCGACCGAGGCCGAGCAATGCTGGTATGACTTCTTCGTAAGTGTTGGCTCTGGACAACCTCTTCAGCAACGACCGGGAGGTTACCCTGACCGTGCCGGTAAGCCCGCTTGGAACCGTGGCATCTCACCCACGCCGGAGACCGTAGCCAAGCGGCAGGCTTCCTGGGCGGCGACTAAACCCCCGGCGTGCCCTCGGGGTCATCTCTATGATGAGGAGAATACTCTCTTCTACCCTAATGGTCGGCGGTGTAGGCAGTGCAACATTGACCGTTGCAAAGCCCGACGCAGTAGGTTAGACTGACTCCATGACCACAAACTTGTTGGAGAAGTTCAACTCCATCAAGGCCCAGTCCGACGCTCCTACGGCGCCCACTCCGGCCCCCGCCGCCTCAACTCCCGCCGTGCGTGGCGGCAACGTCAAGCCCAACCGCTATGGCGGCAAGTGCGAGAAGTGCCGTAGCTGGGTCGAGCCGGGTGCAGGGTCCTTCCGCAAGGGCGACACCGGCTGGATCGTCTTCCATGTCGAGTGCCCCGAGGCCGTTCCCTTCCGCATCACCTCCACCGATCAGGCGGTGCCCGATGAGGGCCTCTACGTGCTGGATGATGAGCGGATCGTCAAGATCAAGAGTAACAAGGCAGGGACGGGTCGCTACGCAAGCGTGTGGGTCGAGATCGGTGGGCATCGTCTCACTGAGGCTGGCGAGTACGTAAACGGTGAGTGGGAGTACGCTCCCGCACTGCGATCCTTCTGCAAGCCCGAGCGCCGCATGACGATCGAGCAGGCCAAGGCGTTCGGTGTCCTCTACGGCAAGTGTGCCAAGTGTGGGCGCCACCTGAGTGATGCTGAGTCAGTGGAGCGGGGTATCGGTCCCGTGTGCTTGAAGAGTTTCAGTGCCGTTGCTTGAGAAGTGGTGTAATGGCTGCAAGCGGACTCTTCCCGAGTCCGCTTTCAGTCGTCACAAGAGTGGAGATCGCCAAGGGAGCCTGCGTGCTCGGTGCAAGGAATGCGATATTGTCGCTGCGAAGAAGTGGCAGCGGGCTAACCGGGACCGTATGCTGGCTCAGAAGACAGCCTACCGAGCCGCCCATCCAGAAGAGACTCGTCGGTATCAGCGCAGGAAGAACTGGCGAGTGATGGGTCTTGACCCGGATGAGGTAGAGTCCTTACTTGAACGGAATGAGGGTCGGTGTATGATCTGCGGAGTCCAAGAAAAGCTTGTGCCCGATCATGACCACGAGACTCTAGAGCTTCGTGGGGTATTGTGTCACTGGTGTAACACCGGTCTTGGGATGTTCCGAGATGATCCATCCTCTCTGGCTGCTGCCATCGTCTATCTGAAAGGCGCCTGATGCCAACTGAACCGCACGCCAAGTGGCTCATCGACTACGACGAGGGGAGCTTCAACGTCACCCGGAACACGAGGGCCTTCGCCTACGGGCTGGCCTCCGTCGAGGTGGCCATCGCCGCCATCAAGCGGTCCCGCCGCTACTCGACCGGCGACACGATCAAGGCCTTCGATGAGTTTGGCAATCGAGTCCTGGTGAGGTAGCTCTGAAACCACCTAAGAGGTGTAGCACGGGTGAAGGAGGTGAACGTATCTGTGACTCCGCCTCGGCTTTGGCCGGGGCGCTGTCACGAGCGCTCTGAGTCCACCTAAGTGGTGAGATGAGCATCCTCAAGACTACCTCCTTCCAGATCTTGAGCGCTTCGATGGCTGGTCAGTCGGAACGCACGTTCAAGACCGCTCACCGGGCCGAGTTCGATCACGTCGAGCGCCGACCCGGCTACCTGTACGTCCGTTCCCGAGCCATCTCCTCTCGCATCAACGAGAACTTCGACGGCTTCGACGCTGACGAGATCGCCAAGGGCTACCAGACGTTCATGGGCAAGCCCGTGTTCGTCTCGCACCACAACTCGAACCACCGACGTGCCCGAGGCGCCATTGTCGCCGTGGCGCTCCACGAGGACCACCTAGCTACCGGCGAGCCGGATACCTGGGTAGAGGTTCTCATGGAGGTCGATGCGGTCAACTTCCCGAAGCTGGCCCAGGCCATCATCGCCGGAGAAGTCGCACGCACCTCGATGGGTTGCGACGTAGCCTACTCGTCCTGCACCTTCTGCGGCAACAAGGCCTACACCGAGGCCGAGTATTGCAAGCACATCCCCCGCCTCAAGGGCAAGCGCATCCGTCGAGTGGACGCCAAGACCGGCGCAAGCTCGATGGTGCTCGTGGCCGAGCAGTGTTTCGGGTTGCATTTCTTTGAGAACTCCCTCCTGGTCGAGGAGCCTGCCGACCCTTCTGCTTTTTGCCTGGGCACAGATTGGGTGGATTCAGATATGACTCCACACCATGCCAGTGCGAATAGCATGGATAGTTCCATCGCTTACGCCGAAGCGATTGCCAATATCCCTCAGCGTGAGTTGTCCACGACGAGTGCGTCCTCTCCCGACCGCAACCTGGGGAAGCAAGTCTCGCTTGATGATGAGGACTTCTTCTTCGGTCAGCACGTGAGCAGCATTGCGTACACCGGAAGCGCTACGCCCCCGCTCCACCATGTCGGTCGAGTTGTCGGCGTTGGTACCGAGCAGCCAGTGGGCAGGATTGTGGCAGAGAGGAACATCGCAGGTATGGCGAACGACCAGTCCTTCGGGGATTGGGCCGACGATCTGCTCGTATCCCCATCTGTGGGAGCGGACGGAGCTTCGCTTAGCGTCGGACAGCGAGAAGCGTCCATAGCCCGAGTCGAAGACACCCCCGGTCCAAAGCCAGCATTCGTCCTCACCACGGACGGCGACCTTCGACCAGTAGCGCTCAATCTCGGACATAGTGAAGCGGTCATTCCTAGCCATGTGCCCCATCTTAGCACGTTCGAGGCAGGCTTCATCCTCACGGCTGACAGCAATGATCTCCCCGAACTGAAGATGCCACCGCCGCCGTACCGTGTGAACTGTCGCAACTGCGGCCAGCAGAGCGTGACGAACAAGAACCACCCGAAGTGCGAGTCCTGTGGCGACCTCCATGTGTCCCCCGTGCGCCGTGCATCGAAGGAAGCCGCCACCCAAGAAGAGGCCGAGCGTACCGGCCCGTGCCCTCACTGTGGTGGCAAGCTCTTCTCGAATGGCTTCCCCGGCACCTCCCCGTACTGCGGCTCGTGCCAGACCCACATCCCGCTGAAGCCCAAGGCATCGTCCTTCGGTGGCAAGCGTGTTGCTAGCCTCCACAAGCGTGCTGTCAATCAGTGCATCCGCCACTACGAGCACGAGGTTGGACCCAATGACCTCACGTGTCCTGTATGCGAGTCCCTGATGTACTATGGGACTCCCACCACCAAGATGCCTGATGACCAATATCTCGAATGGCTCTCCAAGCAGCCCTACGAGGCTCGTAAGCACGCCATCAACGAGACCATCGCTCCGCCCGAGGTCGACACCCTCCGTGCATCCGAGTGCCCTATCTGTGGCTCCGACGCCTACAACGGCGAGGAGTGCCCGGTGTGCATGTTCATCAAGCCGCCCGACATGTTCATGGACCCGGACCTCGAAGCTGCTCAGAATGCCGACCTCCGCCAGGATGAGGCCCAGGACGGTCTAGCCGTTGGCGACCAGGTAGGCAACGATCACCTACAGGGCCAGACCCCGGTGGGCGACGACCTCATGGCTGCTGGCCAAGAGGGTGACCTTCAGTGCGACTCCTGTGGTGCCGTACAGCCCGGCCAGGCCTCCGCAGGGACCGACAACGCCGTCAACGGAGCACCCACTACACAGCCTACTTCACAGCCTCCTACACAGCCCGGAGCAGAGCCGCCGCCGCCCGTCAACGACGAGTCCATGCCGCTGGCTCAGGGACCGCCCGAGGCCGACGACGTGCCGCCCGCTGGCAAGGAGCTTCCGAAGCCGAAGGACGGCGAGAACGACGACGGCCAGGACGACGGCTCGAAGGCCGAGACCAAGCCGAAGGGCGACCCCGCCGACAAGGGCAAGGTCGAGTCCGACATCGATGCCGGGAAGTCCGACACCACCAAGCCGACCGAGGACGAGGCCGTCGACACCCTACAGAAGGATCTCAAGCCAGGCGACCCATGCCCGGTCTGCGACGGCAAGGGCAAGCTTCAGCCCAAGGCTGACGACAAGAAGGACGACCAGAAGGTCGAAGACAAGGATAGCAAGGACGACAAGGAGGACGGACCACCCTGGCAAAAGGGCGATAACTCCTCCAAAGAAGTGAAGGCTCAGTCGTCACTCAACCACGACACCCCAGGAGTATCTGATATGGCAGCCCCCACCGTCAAGGTTCTAGCATCGCACCAAGCCGAGATTCGTCGCCTCAAGGCGGAGAACGCTCAGCTTCGTCGTTCCGTGAACTACATCGCCGCAGCCGTTGGCATCACCCGCTTCGCTGACGACCAGAACCCGGCAGAGCCGATCCCGCAGCCCGCAGGTGGCGCTCCGTCCGAGACCTCGGAAGAGGCCATGAACGCAGCTACTCGTGTCAACGTGCAGGAGATCGGCTCGACGCCGGTCAACGGTGTTGGCGCAGATGCGACCACCACGGTGGATCAGGTCGGCGGCATCAATGCTGACACCCCGTACTCGATCAACACCGAGGTCACCACCCCGGTGTCTGGTACCGAGACCCGCATCCCTCTCGACAAGGTTCGCACCTTGCCGGAGATCCAGTTCGGCAACCCCCTTGTGCCGGACACCGCCTTCCCTCTCGAAGGCCCCTTCGCTGAGAAGGCAACGCTAGGCAGCAAGGGCCGCACCTACGCCGCTCTTCGCCTCGCACGTCTCCGCAAGGCTGCGGGCGTCGATGAGACTGGCTCCGACGAGATCGTTGTTGCCAACGCCATCGACACCAACGCATCGCTGAGCGACGGCGCCATTGCGCAGGAGATCGACATCCTCACGAAGGTCGTCACCGCCACGCAGGCACCGACGCCCCGCCAGGCAAGCCGTCGTCTCGTCCCGCAGTCCTCTGCTGGTGTCGAGCGCACGATCCCGTCCGTAGCAGTAGGTGAAGGTCTCACGTCATTCACGGCAGCAGCCGCAAGTGACGACGACGCATTCGCATTCTGCGACTAATCATCCTCAACCCTGTCTACTGGGCATCGACTCCTACAAAGAAGTAGAAGGCCCAGTAACTTTCCTGAAAGGGAGCCTACAACATGTTCCGAACTAACCTCGCAACGAGCTACCTGAAGCGCACGCTCCGTCCGCTCTACGGTTGGACGCAGGCTACGCCGAAGTCGGGCTTCCTCGATCCGTCGTGGGACCGCACTGTCGGCCTGTACCCCGGCTTCGCACTGACGAAGACCGTGGGCAACAACTACGTCCCGCTCGGCACCGCCAACGGCTCGGCCTCCAAGGCCAGCCAGCAGCCTGCCGGTCTCCTCGGCCAGTGGGTCGGCGGCGCAGGTATCGATGAGCTTCTCGAAAGCGGCGTCAACGCCCTCTCGGTGTGGGTCCTCGGTCCCGATGCTGAGTTCGAGGTTCTCGCTCCCGCCTTCGACGCCGTGACCGGTGGCTCATGGGCCACTGCCGATGTCGTCGGCAACGATGGTGTCGACACCCTCATCTACGCATACGTTGACACCGTTCCGGGTCAGCTTTGCCTCGCTGGTGGCTCTGGCGGAACGGTCTCGTCCTCACCGGTCGCCCGTCTCGTGCAGGTCGAGTCCACCAACTCCATCATCATCGCTGGCCTACGAGGCACTCACTAAGTCCTCGGACTAGGAAAGGTACACACCATGTCATCCCTCACCGTTGCAGGTGGCCTCAAGCCACGAGTAGCTCGCAAGTCTGACGACTACGTGACCGAGATCCTCGCCCGTCGAGGTACCCCGGACGGCTCGTCACGCATGACGCACGAGTCCAAGGTCAAGAAGATGGCTCTCATCCTTCAGGATGAGGTCAACGGCATCCGTCGCCTCGGCGTCGGCATGATCGGCCCGATCCAGTTGAAGCTTCGATACCAGGGTATCGTCCGCAACGTCCTCGTGGAAGACCCGGTAACGCCGGGTACTCCGGTCGAGTACGACGTGTGGGACGACCTCGGTCAGGCCTACATCATGAACGGCACCGATGGTGAAGTTCGTGTGACGCCGTTCGAAGGCAAGCGAGTTCCGATCTTCTTCTTCCGCATCGCCAGCCGCCCGGCTGTCCGTAAGGAAGACCTGTTCTACCTCCGCATCAACGTGGTCGAGCAGGCTCAGGACGAGACCAAGCAGGCCATCATGAAGCAGGAGGACAGCCGCCTCATCGTCCTCCTACAGGCTGCCGAGAACGACTACGCCACCCGACCCGATCACGTCATCACGCCTTACCACAACGTGACCGAGACGAGCGGCTACTTCACCCCGCAGTCGTTCTACACCGCCGTCGCACAGACGGACATGCACGAGATCGTCTCCGGTCGAGTCCTGGTCAACCCGCTTGACTACCGTGACTTCTTCCGCTGGGACATCAACACGACCGGTTGGGCCTTCAAGGACCGAGTTGTCGCTGGTGAGCAGATCACGACCTACGGCGAGTTCCAGATCCAGCGCTCGATCATGCAGACGCAGGGCGAGATGTTCCTGCTCCCGAACCCCGACTTCCTCGGTGTGTTCCCCGTCCTGTACTCGCTCGACGTGGAAGAGAACCACTCGGTCGAGGACTTCTGGAAGGGCTGGGTCTTCGATGAGATGGTCTCCATGGCCGTCCTCAACCCTCGTGGCATCGCCTCGATCACCAAGTCGTAAGGAGACTTCACAATGCCTCGCTCAGTATCCATCCTCCCCGGCAACTACAACGTCGAGCTTCCCAACGGGATCTCGTACAGCGCCACCTATGCCACCACGACCGCTGGTCCGACCGTCATCCTCACGGATGAGGAGTTCGCCAAGGTCGGGGCTGTCGGTGCCGGTACGGGCCTTCAGGACAACGGCAACGTCGGTACCTCGGTAGTCACCGCACAGGGTGTCGCAGTCACGGCAGTCACCGCAGCTAACGCTACGGACGCTACCTCGGCTGTCACTCTGGCCAACGCCAACAAGGTCGTCATCAACAACATCATCAGCAGCCTCTCGGTTGCCGGTGGCGCCCTGGCCTAGTCCAGCCGACATCCTACTGCTTGGACTGCCCTCTCCCCCGTCCAGCAGTCTCGTGCCCCCACCCGGTTGTCCTCGCTGGGTGGGGGCACACCCATGTCTACGGTCTGCTATACTAGATCGGCCCTAGAGGAACGAGGACACCATGAGCAACGGCGAGATCTATCTGATCGACAGTAGTGATTACTGGTATGTGGGATCTACCACTCGTGGTTGTGAACGTCGCTTCAAAGAACACATAGCTGGATACGATCCCTACAGTCTGGTGCAGGCTAAGATTCAGGAACTTGGTGCTGAGGCCTTTAGCTTCACGGTTGTTGAAGTCACTGAAGAGAATCCCATCGAAGTAGAGCAGCGATGGTATGATTGGTATCTCGCCAATGACCCCCGTCAGACCTTGAACGGACGACGACCTGGGCTTTGGGACGGATGGAACAGGGGTAAGTCTCCATCTCTCACAACACGAGCTAAGCAGAGTATTGCGATGACCGGAAAGCCAGGTCCAAGAAAAGGCAAGACTCTCAGTGCGGAAACCCGAGCGAAGATTAGTGCCTCGCTGACCGGTAAAACTCAATCGAATGAGACACGAGCTAAGCGCAGTGCTGCACTCAAGGGACATTCCTATCAGGGAGTGCAACACCACACTGAAGAGACCAAAGCCAAGATTAGCGCATCTCTCAGAGCACGAAGAGGGGTATCATCATGAGCAATGGTGTAATGCTGGGGATTATTACTGCAGGGAGCCTTCAGACGCACTGCGTGCAGTCACTCTTGAAGGTGGTCGAGGCGAAGGCCGCAGAGGAGATCGTCATCCGCACGTGTGGTCCCTATCTCGACATGGGGCGCAACAACATGGTCGAGATCTTCCGCAACGAGTACCCCCACTGCGACCGCCTCCTCTTCGTGGACTCCGACATCGGCTTCACACCCGAGCACGTCCAGCAGCTAGTGGACGATGACCTCCCCATCGTGGCCGGAGTGTACCACTCCCTCTACGAGACGGGCATCCATCCCATCGTGCACCAGTGGGTCGAGGAAGGTGGGCGCATGAGGCTCCCCCTCATGAAGAAGTGGAACCGCCCGGAGGACGAGCACCTCGTGCCGGTCGATGGAGTGGGCGCAGGCTTCCTCATGATCCACCGCAGCGTGGTCGACAAGTTCGCCGCCATCTACGGTCCCCCGCAGATCTGGTTCGGCATCGACCACCGTGCTGGCGTCGAGCTAGGCGAGGATCTGACCTTCTGCGTCCGTGCCAACGACCTCGGCATCCCCGTTGTTGTCGATCGTCGGGTGCAGGTGGCCCACCAGAAGTCACTCGTCCTCCAAGGCCCCTACAACGAGCAGCCCTGATCCAGCCTGTCTTGACCCCCTAGTCTCCTACTAAGAGATGAAGACTCCATTGTGAGTCCCTACCCTGAGGAAAGGTACCACCGATATGAGCACCACCTTGCAGCAGCCGATCCTGATCCGCAACACCAAGCCCGGCCCGACCGTCTTCACCGACGCCAAGTCCGGTGCCGAGATCACGTGGGGCGGTGCCAACGACGCCATGGGCGACGACGTGCAGGCTGTCGACGCTGACCTCCTCAAGAACACCGAGTTCCTCCGCTCGCTGAGCCGTGGCACGTTCGAGGTCGAGTCAGCCCCCGATGATGTCATGCAGGCGCTTGCGGGCCATCTCGACTCCCCGGCGCTCCGTCGCCAGGCAGCCAACTGGGCAGCCAAGCAGGCCACTGAGGCAAGCACCTCGATCGAGAAGATCGAGCGCACCGACAAGAACGATATCGTGTCGGTCACGTGCGTCGGCCCGAACACTCGTGGCGACGGCGAGTGCGGCGAGCAGATCGCCGTCCGTGAGAACGCCAAGAACGAGAAGGCGCCTCTGTGCCCGACTCACTCGCAGCTTGCTCCGCAGTACGTGCCGACCGAGGACGGCGGCTGGGTCCGAGTGGGCCTCGCTGCACGACAAACGCATCAGCCAGTGGTGTCATAACGATCATGCAGTACGAGATCTACCTCATCACAGCCCCAGGATATTGGTACATTGGCTCTACTACAGTAGGCGCTAAGACAAGATTGCATCAGCATCTTGCTGGGTGGAGTGGAGCTAAGAAGCTGACTGCCAAGATCAAGATGTTGGGTGAAGATGCGTTTCAGATGACAGTAGTTGAGAAGGGCAATGGCAATCCTATCGAAGCCGAACAGCGATGGTATGATTTCTACATCAGCATCTTCGGTAGCCATACCAGTCTCAATGGGAAGCGACCCTCTAACTGGGATGGTTACATGTTGGAGCATGGTCATACTGAGGATACCAAGCTCAAGATTAGTGCTGCACTCAAAGGTCGCCCACAATCATCAGAGTTGATTGCTAAGCGCAGCGCTGCTTTGATGGGTCATGCTACTTCAGCAGAGACCCGAGCTAAGATCAGCAATACTCTGACTGGTCACACTCAGAGCGAAGAAACCCGAGCCAAAAGAAGCGCATCTATGAAGCGCTATTACGCAGGAAAGAACTAAGGGACCAGCATGACAACTCCTTCCATCGATACCGACATGAGCGGTACGCTCATCACTACCGAGTGGGGCAACCCGCCTCAGAGCCAGCCCGCTGGTGTCGACAACTATCAGGGCTACGGCCTCGGTGGTCTTCAGCAGGTCTACAAGTACCTCTACGACCCTGCCGACAACACGGCGCCCCTACTTGAGTCCGAGGGTGGCCTGGCCGCCCAGGAGCAGAAGTGGGTGGGCGAGGTCCAGATCCTACAGCAGGCCGACCCGGCATTCCTCGCTGGCGAGATCGTAGCCGATGTCGTCTTCGAGAACCCCCTCAACACGCTCAACGAGGAGACTCGTGCCCGCAGCGCTGGCGAGAACGTGGTCGACTTCGATGCTGTCGTAGACCCGATCGTCCCCGACCCGATCGCCTACGGCGTGACGGAGGAGACCAAGGTCGAGGAGACCCCCGCAGAGGCCCCTCAGGAGGTCGTAGAGGCCCCCGTCGTCGCAGAGACGCCCGTTGTCGCTCCTGAGCCTGTAGAGGCCCCTGTGGTCGATGAGGCCCCGGTCGAAGCCCCCGTCGAGAACCAGGAGTAACCCATGCCGAACAACCCCGCATACTCAGCCGTCAACGGCGTCCCTGTCAACTACATCCCCGGCGACTGGCCGGAGACCGCAGACCAGCGTGACTCCAACGAGAAGGCCTTCACCACGGGCGTCGGCCAGGAGCGTAGCTCCGCCGTTCAGGTGCCCGAGGCTGCTCAGGCCGCTCTCGAACTCTCGGGTGACGAGCGCCTGTACCCCGAGGAGATCGTGGCCATCGAGGTCGCCGCTCCTTCGGCACTCACGCCGGACATCGCTGGCAAGCAGGCATCGCAGACGCCCTACGTCAACTACCACCTCTTCCAGTAAGGACTCCGCATGGCAGATCCCCTACAGCCGCCGCTTCCGCAGCCTCCCAACTGGGGCGCCTACGTCGCTGGTGTCGACACGATCCAGTGGTACTACCTGACCGAGGCTGACGAGGCCGCTACGGCGACCTACTACTTCGCTCAGAAGATCACCAACCCGACTGAGACCTCGATCCACCTCGGTGCGGTCGTCGCCAAGCCTTCGGGCAGCACCCCTGGCATCGGCCAGATCACGGGTGGCCAGAAGACTGGTGACACGACTCTCGGCGGAGCCAACACGGTGGCCACTCGTGGCGCCAAGGCCAACATCCCGAACTCGCTACCCGGAGGGTACACCCCGTAATGAAAACCTACAGCTTCCACGACCCCAAGATCGAGGAGATGGCGAAGGTCGCCTTCGACCTCAACGCCCTCATGTCCTTGACCTACCTGCCGAACGCTGTTGCCAACAACATGCTCGGCAACATCACCACGACCGGTCTGTTCATGTCGATCCACTCGGCCTCGCCGGGTCAGACCGGTGCGAGCGAGCTTGTCGCTGGTACTGCGTACACCCTCGTGTCCGGTGGTCGTCCTCCGATCGGATGGGCCGCTGCGTCGGTTGGTGTCGTAGTCTCGAACACTACGCAGACCTTCGCCATGTTGGTCACGCAGGCTGGTGGTATCCCCTACTTCGGTCTGTGGACTGCCAACTCCGGTGGTACCTACCTCGGCGGTGGCCCGACCTCTGGTCTGTCCGGCTCGATCCCGTCCGGCGCTAGCGTGATCTTCACGAACGGCGTCACCTTGACGGTCGCTGGCTAATGGGTCTTCAGTTGGGGGTCACTGGCCATGCCGTTGCGACGGTCGTGCTGCCTACCCCCGCTGCGAGCGATGAGGATGATGAGAGTGCCGATCACAAGGATGCAACTAGCGACGACGAGTAGGAACAACGATGAGTAACACAACTGGTACCATCGTCAGCCCGGCCACTCCGGCATTCGCTATGTACGAGCGCATTGCCCGCTTCCTTCAGACCGGTTCCCTAACCCCGATCTTCTCGTCAGCCCCGGCCTTCCGTGCGTCGTCGGCAGTCACGGCTTCCCCCGGCGCTGCCACTACGGGAGCCATAACCCTGTCGGCTAACATCGTCGCTGGTGACCTGATCCTGGCGAACGTGGTCGTCGCCTCCCAGGGATACCTCTTGACCCCGCCCGCTGGCTGGTCTCTCTACACCCGTAACCTGACGACTGGTGTCGGTCACCATGTCTTCTACAAGATCGCCGTGGCCGGTGACATCGGGGCGAGCGTCACCTTCACCTCGGGCACCTCGACGGCCTGGTCGATCTCGACGTGCTCCTACTCCGGTGTGTGGGCAGCGTGCCCCTTCAACGGTGGTGGCCAAGGATTCACGGTCGCAGCGTCGGAGAACACGATGACCGCCCCCGCCGTCACGACCACGGTGACGAACACGCTCGTCATCCAGGCTAGCTGCATCTCCAACAACGGAGCGGGCCTGAGCGTCCCGGCGACGAACCGAGCCGCTGACACTGGCGGCACCCTCTCGGGGTGTATCAGTGAGCAGGCCCAGCTGACGCCAGGAACCACCTCAGGTCAGACGATCAGTTGGACGACCGCTGCCGTCGCCTGTACCGTCCAAGTTGTACTTCAAGGAGTTCCGACTACGGTCTCGGCTCCCGCTGGCAACTGGGCCTACATCGACTCAGCACAGCAGGCCACCTCTACTAACGTCGTCACCTACATCTGGCAGACCAGTTCCAACAACTCCGGCATCACCTGGTACTTGGTCTTCTTCCTCGGAAGCAACAACGGCTACGGCGGAGGCACGAGTCAGACCGACTTCCGCTTCTACGCCTGCGAGACATACTCCACGTCCACTCGTGTCTGGAACGCACCGACGACTGCGTGCAACAACGCAGCCACCGGTAACGCCATCAGTTCGGGCACCTCGCCGCCGTGGGCGCAGGTATGGGGATCGAACCTCGGTGTCGGCAACCCCTATGCGTCACAGGTTCTCAGTGCCGTTACCATGGTCATCGGCACTACGAACCTCCTCGTCGCAGCTAACGCTGACGGCTTCTTCTTGTCTGTCTACACGACCTCGACCCTGGCTTCGTCCTACGTCGGCGCCTTCACATCGCTAGTCACGAACCCGGCGTTGACCGATGGTGGGATCGTCCACTGCAACCTTATGGTCACGGCGGGACAGGGTGCATCCCGAGACCCCGGTCCGACCACCTTCACCTACTTCAGCTACTACAACCAGGGCACCTTCTGGCCGAACAGCCTCGCCTTCCAGGGTAACGTCAACGGGGCGAACACGTCTAACGACATCTATCAGGCTGCTGCCACGACACTCATCACTTCCCGTGTCTCGCTGTCGAAGGGTCAGTCATCGGCAGTGACACTAGGCAACCTGCGTGGCTTGCTCCCGACGTGGCTTCAGTTGGTCCCGACGACGGGTATGGTTTGGGGCGACACCGTGACCGAGGGATCAGACACTTTGACCTACGTTCAGGGTATCAGCACCAACCTCTTCATCGACACGTCGGTTGCGTGATGCGTGTCTGCGTTCTGTCTCGGCGGTAGCCGAGTAGCAGCTACAAGGGCTGAGCTATGAGCCTGTCCTGGTTGACGGGTTTCTCTACGGGTGCCACTCTGGTCGCCTCGGGTACCGGCTATGGTTCCGGCTTCACTGCCGGTAACGCCATTCAGGCTGGCGACCTCATCATCGTCACTCTGCTCTGTGGTGGTGCGGCTGCCGGTGTGATCCCCACTGCTGTCGGCATGTCCGACAACCTCGGCGCTGGCGGTGCTCCATGGACCGCCATCGTCCCGGTCACCACCAGCGTCACTGGGTCTACGCAGTGGGCCTCCATGCAGATGTGGACGAAGCGTGCAGTCGGTGGCGAGACTACCTTCACGCCTACCTTCACGCAGACGACTCATACCCGCAACTCCCTGACGGTCGATGTCATCCGAGGGTCCGAGGGTCTCGCAACCATCGACCCGAACTGGGTCGGCAACTCTTGGACGACTGGCACCTCGAATGCCTCGACGGCTAATGACCAGTCCCTTGCGCTGGCTATGCCGAGCGGCACCACGGCTACTCAGTCGACCTCGATGGTCTATGCCTTCACTGGGCCGGGTAACACCTTCGGTAGCATCCCCACGATCAACTCAGCCAACGTGGTGGGCGGTACGGCCACGGCTCTCACGGGTGGTGCCTCCACGAACATGGGTGCCTCGGCCTTCTACCTGACCGCAGGCACTCCTCGTGCCGGTAGTACGGCGAACGTCTGGCGCTCATGGACGACATCCTTTACCGTCGTCAGCGCCAATGTCACCCTCTTCGAGGCTTCGACAGTCGTAGCCAAGAACCCCTTCGGATCGTGGAGGCGCAGTCCGACCATCCACCAGTGGATCGTCAATCAGGTGGTTACGACTGCCACCACCGGCACCAACCCCGCTGTCACGTTCGCCACCACTGGAACCAACTTCCAGCCCGGCGACATCCTCCTCTTCGTCGTCGGCAACGACGGTGGTACGGCTGCCCCAACTCTAGTCACTGACGGATTCGGCAACGTCGCTGCTGAGATGAAGGCCAAGGCTGCTTCAGCGTGTGCGATCTCCCTGTGGGGCTTCGTCATCCCCACGGGCGCCATCGTCAACACGAACATCGGACCTACATGGACGATCAACCAGAATAACTGCTCGGTCATCGCCTATGACCTCGCTGGCGGTACTGCCTCCGTCCCGATGACGACCTCCGGGGTCCCATATTTCGACACCTCTGCTCTCGGCTCCTTCACTGCCGCCACCGACTCTAGTGGAGCTACCTCGGTCACCAACGGATTCGGTGGCGAGTTCATCCTTCATGGCTCTGCTGTCACCGCTGCTATCACGGCACCGAGCGTCACGCCGTCAACGAACCCGGCTCCGAACTTCAGAGGGTTCACTGCTATCGGAACGCCGGACTCTGCCTCCGCCAGCATCGTCACATTGTCGAGCTACGACCAGTTCGCCGCTGGCGGTAAGACTTACAACCCGATACATTCATGGACCACAAGCCGCATCGGCGCCTCGTTCACGTATGCTCTGCGTCAGCAGATCACAAACCAGTCGGCCGAACTGGACACCACCTTCAGTGCCGTCGCTACGGCTACCATCACTGTCGCTGGCACTGGCGCAGAGACAACCACCTTCACTGGATCTGCCGCTGGTGCGGTCACCGTCCCGTCGACTGCCACCACCTCGATCACCTTCACCTCTGTTGCTGCGGGCATCGTAGGCTACCCCTCCACGGGCGAACTCGACACAAGCTTCACGAGCGTTGCCTCGGCCACGATCACCGTACCGGCCACTGGCGAGGCTGACACCACCTTCAACGGCACGGCCTCGGGTACCGTCAATGTCTTCGGGTCCGGCGAACTCGATATCACGGTCACCACCTCGGCGGCAGGTCTGGTGGTCCTCACTGGTACCGGCGAGCTAGATGTCGCCTTCACGAGTGAGGCTGACGCAACTGTCTCGATCGCCTCCTCGGCCAACGCTGACGTAGCCTTCACCGGAGACTCCACGGCTACGGTCACAGTCAACGCTACGGGCGAACTCGACATCACCTTCACGAGCGCTGGTACGGCAACTGTCTCGATCGTCTCGTCAGCAGGACTCGACATCGGCTTCGTCTCCTCGGCTACCGCAACCGTCAAGATCCCGGCTACCGGAGAGCTTGACATCGGCTACTCTTCCGTCGCTGCTCCTGTGGACGTCGTGGTGGCAACAGGCGAACTCGACATCGGCTTCACTGGCGTGGCGGCAGGACAGCAGGAGCTTCCTGGTACCGGCACTCTCAACGTAGGCTTCATCTCTCTGGCCACGGCCACAGTCTCGATCGATGCCACCGCAGAACTCGACATCGCCTTCACTGACCTCGCAGCCGGTGCGGTCCATGTCTCTGGTACTGGTGAACTCGACATCGCCTTCGAGGGCGTAGCCTCTGTCAACCTCAACAGGGATGGCTCTGGCGAGCTTGACATCGCCTTCGAGAGCTTGGCTACCTACTCTGTCGAGGATGACGGCGAGGCTGCCTTCGGTGCTGCCTTCACGAGCTTGGCGGTCGGCACCATCACCATCCCGGCCACTGGTGAGCTACAGATCGGCTTCGGCTCATCAGCGGCGAACCGTCGTGATGGCACATGCACAGTGGACATCGGCTTCACTAGCCTCGCTCGGGGCGCCTGGGTTACCGCTCCGGCAGTCCCCTTCGTAGAGCAGGGCATGATCTTCGGGGTCCCGGCCATCCTCGAAGTCTCACAGCCCGGCCCCGGCCAGGACAGAGACCCGGCCAACTCCTCACAGCCTGTGGCCACGCAGACGTTCAAGCCCGGCAACGGCCCCTGGCCACCTGCCTAACCCCCCGAATATCCACCTAAGAGGCGGAGGTACCAATGTCAACCACTAGCCCTATCCTCAACCTGACGCTGCCCGCCAGCGATGGATCGGACCCGTTCAGCCTTGCCGATGACTTCCTCAACAACTGGGCCATCCTAGACGCCTCTCCTGGCGTCCTCATCACTGCGATCGCAGATCTGCCCACTCTCGACAACGACCAGATCGGTCGCCTCGCCTTCATCTCAGACATGGGCGCCGACTTCCTACTGGTATGGGATGGAGTCGGCCCCGGATGGGTCCCGCCCAACGGTAACTTCGGTGACGTGGAGATCAACGGCTCGATGCAGGGCAACATCGACATGGCTGGCTATCGCCTCAACAACCTCTCCGATGGCTCTGGTCAGCAGGCGGCTACCGCTGCTCAGCTAGCGACCGCAGTCGAGTTCCTTTCCACCGGAGCGAGCACGCTGGAGCTGTCGTACAACGGCAACGGGCCTACGGACTGTCAGGTGCTAAATGGCCTGTCGTGGAATCCTAGCCATGGTGGCCTCGTCTTCATCGTCATTCCCGCTGCTCTCTGTGGCCTGGGCGAGGACGTACCGGCCTTCGCCTATGTCGATACCAGTGGCATCATCGAGTGGTTCTCGTACCTAGCGAGCGGCAGTCTCGTCGGCTACGATGCCAACGGCAACCAGATCGGCACATTCCTCTCCTCAGCCAACGGCAACGCCACCCTCGACCCAGACGGCAGCTTCGTCATCGATGCAGTGAGCTACAACTGGGTCTTCTCGCCCACCGAGAACAGCTTGCAGTTCCCGACCGGCTACAAGCTCTGGTTCGCTAACCTCGTCAGCGACTTGGTTGGCAGCGGCCAGGCGGGAGACACGGCGGTGCTCTCGAACAACGGGCAACCGATCTTCGCTATCAACTTCGGTGGCACATGGGAGCAGTACGCTCCTGCGGCTGCTGGGGGGCCGACTGTGCGTGCCTTCCCGTTCGACTACACGACCGGTGATGTTAACTCCTTCTACACGCCTCAGTCGGGAGAGATCCTCTTGAACGCATGGGTCGAGGTCGACGTAGCATGGAACGGCACCACGCCTAAGGCCGACATCTTCCTGAGCCAGTCCTCCGTTGGGATGCTCTCGTCACTTGGGTTCACAATCGATCTGACACAAGCAGACTCCGACGCAGGACAGACACAACTCCTCAACAACTTGGTGACTTATGCCTCGCTCGATCTGGCTACTGCACAGGTCTACGCCATAGGCCCCTCTATTCCTGCTACTCCTGTGCGCTGCGTCCCCGCCAAGATCCTCGATGGCAACGTCTTCGAGATCGTAGTCTCGCAGGACGGCAACAGGGGTCATGCTGGCGAGGCTGTAGGCACTACAGTGACTCTCCCCGTCACGATCTCAGCCGGAGTGAATGACACTTTCGTAGTGACCTGCTCTACTGACTCATCCTCACCCGAGACATTCACTATCCCACCCGGCACCTACAACACGATCTCCGAGCTATCCGACGCTGTGAACCTCGCTACTGGGACGACCAGTGACAACATCACTACGGTTCTCAACCCTAGCGTGGCGACCTTCTCGCCCCCGGTACTCCGTTTCGATGAGGTCACCGCTGGCCTGTTCAACAACGCTGACACGATCACGGAGGGCAACGGTGGTGCCGCAGCCATCGGCTTCATCGGCACTGTTCCCTTCACTGGCGGTACGGGTGGGGCCACTGGCTCTACACAAGGTTCGGGTGTCATCTACATCGAGACGGTTGTCCCGAAGGCAGGAGCATAGGATGCCCAACTACGGATCAGGACCCTACGGTGGTGGACCTTACGGCTTCGGCGCCGGACCGCTTGTGCCCGACTACGGGCTAGACCAGAGCGCACCTCAGCCCGACCCGACGACGCACCTTGTCGACCGCTACTACATGTCGCAGTTCGACACCTCGACTGTCGGCATCACTGTCTTCGTCGCTGGACAGCAGGGCGACCCGGACGGCGATGTGGTCACGGTGTCGATGTACGACATCAACGAGAACGTGGTCTTCAGCCAGGCGGCTCTCCGCAGCAGCGTAGGCAACTACCAGATGACCTTCACCACGGAGCAGTCTGCTGTTCCGGGCTTCTACACGCTCGCATGGGACTTCACCATCGCATCGCAGCCGCAGGAGCTTCAGACCTACATCCAGATCGGCGCCACCAACCCGGCCTACGACAAGCTCGATGCTGGCATGAAGAACATCGTGGAGAGCGTGTGGATTCGCTTCGCTGACATGTTCGACAGTCCTCAAGGTGGACCTCACCTTCAGGTGTTCTTCCAGACCGCCTTCTCTCGTGGTCGCCTGGCGCAGCTTCTTCAGATCGCCCTCAACAAGATCAACCTCACCATGCAGCCCGCCTTCAGCTTCACGCTGACGCCGGGCAGTGAGTTCCCCTATCAGGACTGGGGCGGTCTGCTCGAACAGGGTCTCTACATCGAGACCATCCGCCACCTCATCCGCTCCTACGTCGAGATGCCGATGCCTACTGGTGTCACTGTCTCTCGTATGGACCGTAGAGACTTCTCGGACCGTTGGCAGAACGTGTACGAGATGGAGAACGCTGACTACATGAACATGCTCAGCGACTTCAAGATCCAGATGATGTTCCTGTCCCGTCCTCGTGTCCTCGTCTCTGGTGGCGCCTACGGCAACTGGGGACCGACAAGGCTCCCGGGGTCCGCCGCTGCACGGGGCATCAATCGGGTCTGGGCGGCGTTTTACTAGATGGTAAGATAGAGTGATGAAGAAGACATGTACTCGCTGTGGTGAAGAGAAGCCGCTTGAGGACTACCACCGCAATCACGTCGCCAAGGACGGTCGTAATCCTCGGTGCAAGAAGTGTGCCATCGAGGTAGCTGCCCAGTGGCAGAAGGACAACCGAGATCGCCATGCGGAGTTCGTCCGTGCGTATGCTCAGAGCAACCCTGTAGCAGTACGAGAGAAGAATCGCAGAGCTAAGATCAAGCGCAAGCGTCTCTTGGCTTCAGCCGAGCAGGACGACCATACGGCTCTAGAGATCTTTGAGCGAGACGCATGGATCTGTCAACTGTGCTTCGAGCCGATCGATGCTGCACTGAAGCACCCCAACGTGCGTGCCGCCTCTCGGGATCATGTAGTCCCCATCTCGTGTGGTGGTGATGACACGAGAGAGAACGTACAGGCCGCTCACTACGAGTGCAACCTACGCAAGGGCAATCGTGTTGAGGAGGTCTCGTGTCTCTAGGCCGACAGATAGAACGGCACCTCCGATACCCCGTGGCGTGCGTGTGCGCCTACGAGACCTTCGCCATCATGACCAACAAGGTTCCCACAGTCTCTCACCTCTGCTGGAAGCAGAAGATCCTGATCCCCGTTATCCTCGGGGGTCTAGCTGCGCACCTCATCATCCCTCACAAGGTCGATGGCACTAGCCCCCTGGCTGACTTCGATAGCCATCTCCCCGCAGGCCACCCGGACAAGATCATCGGTACCTGATGCCTGTCGTCACTCCTCAACAGTACGAAGATGCCATCGAGACGGAGATGCGTGGGCATCCGAGATCTGGATTCCTTACCTACTATCCCGCTTCGAAGATCCTCTCTGAGCGCATGATCCCCATCCTTGAGCATGATGGCCAAGCAGGCATCCTAGTGTGGAAGCACGATGGCCATATAGAAGCCGCTGGACTCTTCAACAACTCTGGTGTGCCCAACGCAGGCAAGGATCTCCTCAAGCGAGTCATCGACCAATATGGTGTCAACTATGTTGAGGCGTTCGAGCCACTCAACAAGATCTATGAGTCTCTCGGCTTTCACACTGAGAGCAAGGACGCATGGGACGATCAGTACGCCCCGGCCTCGTGGAACTATGCTGCACACGGTACTCCGTCAGTGCACTACATGGTAAGATAGATTGATGCGTGAGATCCCACTGACCCAAGGCAAGGTCGCCCTCGTTGATGACGAGGACTACGAATGGCTGTCACAGTGGAAGTGGTTCGCCTATCACGACCGTAGTGGCACGTGGTATGCACGCCGCAACATCCGATTGCCCGATGGCCGCATGGGAATCTTGTCGATGCAGAATGCTGTCCGTGCTATGGATGCGGGGTATCTATGCGATCATGAGGACGGCGATGGTCTGAACAACCAACGCTATAATCTACGCAGAGCTACTAAGAATCAGAATGTACGCAACCGGAAGAAGCAGCGCAACAATACCTCGGGCTACCGAGGAGTGAGTTGGGATGCGGAGAAGCAGAAGTGGCGAGCGCAGATCCGAGTCGATACTAAGGGCATCTCACTGGGACGCTTCAGTGATCCCGAGGACGCCGCACGAGCTTACAATGCAGCCGCACTCAAGCACTTCGGTGAGTTCGCCCGCTTGAATGAGGTACCGTAATGCTGACGATGGCCACGGTACACCAAGCAGAGACGGCCAAGGCTCCGTGCCCTCAGTGTGGCTCGAACGACGTGGAGCGCACACCTCTGCCCGACGAGCACGCAGACGGTAAGGAGCGTGTGGATAGTACATGCTCCGGCTGTGGTCTCAACAGAGGCGACAGCACCCGCAGCACGAACAAGCATCGAGTGCGTAACCATCCCCTCATCTACCCCGAGGGCCAGACGGCTCCCCATCACACCGCAGCCCCGGTGGACTACTACCTCATGGGCAACAATGGCCAGTGGGAAGCTCGCTGTGCTCATGGTGGCTGTGGCTTCCGAGTGCGTGAGGACGACAAGCGCACCGCCGAAGGCCGCATCGAGAACCACGTGCGTTGCCACAAGAGCGCCTCAAAGATTGCGGCCTCTGACGACATCCAGAAGATCAAGGACGCCATCAACCACTGTGATGCCTATGACAGCGTGTCCATGTGGCTCGACCCACAGGGCAACATCAGCGTGGTCGCCTGGCATGGCGGCGAGAGTGCCATCTACTCGAAGTTCGATCAGGGGTACGTGCGTCTGCACTGGGACCCTCGCACCTTCATCGTCCACTTCAAGTCAGCGCTCACCCCTGCACAAGGCGTAGCGCTGTTCACGTTGCTCGAAGCCATCCACATGCCGAACGTCACCGTGCAGTCGCCTGGTGGTGGTGTCCATGTCGACACCTCTCGCAACCCGTCGAGCCAGATGAAGCTCATCCGCAATGCCCTCCTCAAGCAGGCCACACCATCACCTCAGGACATCAAGGCGGCGTGCTGGTCCAAGGGCTTCTTCGAACTGATGGCCAAGGAGTTCGGCGCACGAGGCAATGACCCTGTGCATGGTGCGTGCCGCCTCGTGATGGAAGCGCTCAAGATCATCTTCCCATCCGGCGAGAAGATGGCCACCGTCCTCGACCGAGGAGATAGCCCCGATGCCGTCGAGTTCTTCAAGACACACCAGCCCATCGTGCAGCACTACGTGCTCAAGATCGGCAACATGTACCTCGACGGCAATGGCGCCCACACCGCTCAGGACATCACCACGGACGAGGAGCTAGGTGGGTGGCGTGAGATCCCCAACCTCATCATCCCTGCCACGCAGCAACTCATCGACAGCAACCGTGGCATCTCCTGCCCTCCTGGCGCTGCACAGCGTGCAGCCCAGTACATCCTTGACTACAAGGGCTAGCCTCTGATACGCTGCATCCATGAAGGTCTGGATAGATGATACGCTCTGCACTGGCGACGGACTTTGCATTCAGGACGTGCCCCGAGTCTTCGACTGGGGTGACGACGACCTCGCCTACGTCAAGGGCGATGCTGGCATCCTAGGCCCGAGGGACCTGGCCACCGTCCCGGCTGAGTTCGAGGATCGTGTGGTGGACGCAGCCATCCGCTGCCCAGGCCAGTGCATCTTCATCGAGGAGCACGACGAGATCCCCTACACGCCCGAGACTGAGGGCACCCGACCTCGCATCCGATAGGACTTGCGCTGAGGCTCGAAGTGTAGTACGATCTCCCCCGTTCCAGTGAGAGGGAGAGATCAATGGCTAGGCAATGGGTCACACGAGAAGAGGTGGCGAAGCGCAACCAGTTGGGGGACGCTGTAGCGAGCCTCAGCCACAAGGATGCGCCGAAGATCACAGTCACCATCGGTGACGCCACCGATGGTACCCCACATCAGTGGAAGAGTCGCAAGGCGGCTCGCAAGTGGGCCGAGGCCTTGGTAAACGTCCCCGTTTGGCGTGAGGGTGCCTACTACGACTACCTGTACGAGGGCGTGGCCCTGAAGCCTCATATCCGACCCCCGCTCGTCCCCGATGATGAGGTTGCGTTCGAGGGCGCATGGGAGCCGACCGATCCCTCGCTCGATGCGGCCACCACCTTCGAGGTGCCCACGGAGGCCTCACTGTCCGACCTCAAGTCCGATACGCATGTGGCCGTAGTCGATGCGCTGGGACTCACGAGGGACCCTCCCCACTCCCCAACCTGACCACCCTCTCGGAGGGTGCACTGACGTGCCAGGAGTCCGTCTACGTGGGTCCCGAGTTCTACCTGTGCTCCAAGTCGGAGGGTCATGGTGGCGCCCATCAGGACCAGCCGAAGAACTTCAGGTGGGGTGAGTCGAGGTACTTCCCACTCGATGATGAACCCTTCGATCCTCAGTGGCAGGAGAAGCTCGGAGTACAGCCCCACTTCGAGGTACCTGAGGCGCTCGATCCTGCCGACGTGGACTGGGAGGAGATGGCCGAGTTCCCCAAGATGCTCCTAGCTCAGGGACTCCCGGCCAGGTGTCAGAGTGTCTGTAGTGTCGATGGGTCCCAGTGCATCTTCCCCGACATCCACACCACCGAGATCAACGAGTACCCCGCATGGCATGAGAGCGACACCTGCAGGTCATGGAGGATCGGCCTGGCAGACATCACTCCCCAGGAGCACACCGACACCCTCAACGAGTTCCTCGATTTCCTCGATGCTCTAGAGGAGCTAGGAGTCCCCGAGAACATCGGTATCACGGTAGCCTACAAGGACAGCAACTACACGTGGAGAGGGTACTACTGGTCCCTCACACATGAAGTGGATCTCCTCTCTGCGGACGGACTCTACTAGGGTACTACCTGGGTATCCAATCTCTCTACCATATGGTAGATACTTAGATACCCAGGTACACCAACATCGAATGAATATGCAGGTAGATGTATAATGACCCATCTAGGGACCTGAGGAAAGTGCGCATCAAGAAGTGCAAGAACGGCTGTGATAAGCGTGTGTGGCTCGATGGTGAGTGCCGCCCGTGTTGGCGCATCACGCAGAAGAAGCTCAAGCTCTCGAAGCCAGGACCACGTAGACCCGATGGGACATTCGTCAAGCAGTCGAGGTGGGTCAAGGAGACATCTGCCCGCTTCGAGATCTACCTCATTGAGGGACCCGGATGCTGGTATGTGGGGTCGACCTTCAAGACAACCGAGCAGCGGTTTCCAGAGCACATCAGAGCCGCCCGTCGAGGGAAGGTCAACACACGGTTGGCCCGTAAGATGAGAGAGCTAGGGCCGGAGAACTTCAGAGTCAGGGTACTCGAAGTTGGGTACGGAGATCCCGGTCCGGTCGAGCAGCATTGGATCGACCGCTATGAGCGCAGCAAGGGTGAGGGGGTGAATACGGTGAAGGCAGCTAGCCGCACACTCACTAAGTCGATTACCACGTTGACAGTGCTCCCGTCGACTGCTAGAGTCGTTCCGCTCAGCCCCGCAGGGCAGAAGGCCTTGAAGATGGCAGAAGAGCGCCAGAGGAAGTACGGAAGGTCGATATGAACCGACAGGACACATGGACACGGTTCGTCCGTGACATCACCGCATGGCAGGCCCGCAACGGTCATGGCCCCGTGGGACTCTCGACCGACCCCGAGGACTACGTGCGAACCCCCGTGTCCGCTGTGGTACTTCAGTGGCATGAGGAGGGTGTGTGCGGTGGCTCGTGTCAGTTCTGCTTCGTGCCCCCACGCTGCCCGTCCACGCCGCCGCCGTTCAAGTACGAGACGCAGCAGTGCGATCGTCCGGTCGGACACGAGGCTCCTCACTGGTTCGATGATGGCTGGTTCCGACACGAGTGGACCGAGAGCCACATGGAGTGGTGCGGCCTTGACACAGATCACGAGGGAATGTGTCACCCTCCTCGACCGTGGGAGACCGAGGGCGAGAAGGGCCAGCCGGAGGCAGAGCCAGAAGCCCCGCCAGAGGCCCCTGAGGCTTCGCCTGAGGCTCTACTCCGCCAGGGAGCGGTCATTGTCCTCAAGGAGATCCTGAGGGCTGTGACAGCCCTTCTAGAGGAGGTAGAGTCCTGATGGGTAAGTTGAGAGTCCATACTACAGTCATCGAGTCATGTCTTGACGAGGGCAACGGGAGATGTTCGGAGGGTGCGGGAGCCGATGGACGGGTCATGAATCGTTGCGACATCCATTACCGCAAGCATAAGCGGGAGACACGCACCGATAAATGCAAGAAGCGAGGGTGCAAGGAGAGGGCACAGATCGTCGGGCGATGTCGAGAGCATGGCAATGAACATATGCGGCGACTGAAGAAGCGCAAGAACAAGAGAGTCTACAGCACCGGCACTCTTCGAGACAAGTTCTTCCAATGGGCTGACATCACGCAGACCGAGATCCTACCACACGAGTGGAGTGATGCCTGGCTGAGGGGTATTCGCACCCCGTGCTGGATATGGACGGGATACACAGCGGGCGGCAATCCTCGTGGCCAGATCAAGCACAACAACCAGAACTTCATGGCTTATCACGTGGCCTACGAGTTGTATCGAGGTGCGATGCCTGATGGGCTGACCTACGATCACCTCTGCTACCGACCCCAGTGTGTCAATCCTTGGCATGGTGAGCCGGTTTCAAATGAAGAGAATCGCACTCGTGGTATCGCTGCGAAGAAGCGCAAGAAGGAGTGGCTCGCTCGCCACGGGGCGGCAGCAGCGTAATGGACACCCGACGTGTAGTGAAGTACGAGCTAGATACGGTCGAGCAGCAGATCATCGAGATGTCTGCCGAGTGCGACCTACTCACGATCCAAGAGCAGCAGGGCAAGCTCGTGCTGTGGGTCCTGGCGTGGGACGACGCCGACATCGAGGAGCGTGTCTTCTACGTGGTGAGGACGGGAGACACGGTGCCTGAGGTCGAGGGCTGGTCGACGCTGGCCTACTGTGCTACAGTCCAAGGCAAGCGTGACCGAGAGTGGCACGTGTTCACGACGATCGACTTCTGGTAGGAGGATAGATGACTTGGCCCGGACTAGGGTATAAGTGTTGGTACTGTCAGCAATGGGAAGATGTTGACGGCGAGACCCTACACTGTTGCTCATGTGAACAGCGCAAGCCGGAGGAAGACTTCAAAGCGGATAAGCGCTATCGTTCTCGGAACAACCGCAGCCGCCAGTGTCTAGAGTGCAAGGCCGCAGGAGCCGCTCTTCCGAGGGAGAGGATCTATGACGGTCTCGGGAACTCAGACATTCCTGCCGTCCCGAAGGCCATGAGATGCGTCTTCGATAGCTTTGACTGTGGTACGGATCGAGAGCAGTTCGATGGTACCATCTACTGTAAGCGCCATCTAAAGATCTACATGCGCACATGTGCTAGAAGAGGAGCATGATGGACTGCCCCGCAACGACACCCCACGCCCACTCAGGTGAGCACAACTGCATCCTGGCCAAGGGCCATGAGGCTGAGCTACTGCTGACCGACCACCAATGCGAGTGCGGACGGAGGTGGCATGATGGAGAACCCGCTGACGGCTGACAAGGCCCGCTCGATCGGTGAATGGCTTGCTGTGTGCGACAAGGTTGTGCTAGACATGCTAGAGCGTGACACCACAACCACCGAGGAGCAGAAGGCCGAGGCTCGTGAGTTCTTCGAGGGTCACGAGATGCAAGAGGATCTCAACGGCTACGCCGACTGGCTAGAGGCACAGGATGACGCCTGAGACGGATGATCGAGTAGACACCGTGCCCGTGAAGGGCTACTGGGGTCTCGCCATCCTAGTGTGCGCCATCGTGTTCCTGCTCGTAGCGCTCGTGAGCATCCTGGGCAACTGGCACTGGCTCTACACGCTACACTTCGGCTACCTCTGGCCGAGCATCAAGGGCAACGGTCCCGAGGCGCTAGCTCAGACCGTGGTGTACTTCATCATCGCTGCGATCTTCATCCCCGTGGTGCGGAAGTTCATCGCTCGGGAGTTCGCCAAGGTGCACCACTCGATCCATGTGCATGGCACCGAGATCACTGCGCACCTGCACCACATCGCCAAGTACACGGATGGCGTGCCGCCGTTCGAGCACTCGGACGAGTACAAGGCCCACATCGCCAACCATCAGGAGCCATCATGACCGCCGAGCCGTTAGGCCATGCCCACCTCATGCGTGTGTGCCAGCACGATGTCGTCGTGTTGCAGTGCAAGTGCGTCGGCCCGAAGACCAAGGTGCTCGTGCCGTGCCCGCCATCATGTGAGTTGACAACGGACCCCGAGAGCGAGTAGGGTCTGCCCATGCCCACGTACATGAACCGCACGGAGCTTGCTGAGCACATGCGCCAGCACGACATCGAGGACCCGATCCAGCCGGAGTACGAGTGGCACTACGACGACAAGGAGTGGTGGACGGACGCAGAGCTACGTGACGCTCACCGGACCGATCACAAGTACCAGCATCAACTGAGCCATACCCACGAGGAGGGGACAATCTGATGAAGGTCGACCTGACTGACTACGAGATCGGTGACTTCACGAGCTACTACGCCTGGTGCACGGTCCCCGGCTGTGCGTTCATCACCCCCGACTACGACAACGAGCGGAAGGTCGTGGAGGACATCGAAGAGCACTACGCCGACGAACACGACGCCGAAGACAGCCAGGAGGACTGATGGGGTACTACTCACGACTCGACGGATCGCTGATGTTCGAGCCACCTCTGTCGCATCAAGCCGCCAAGGACTACCAGCTAACGTGCAAGCCGGGCTGGCAGTCCGTCTACTTCGTGATCGACAAGGTGACCCGAGAGACAGTGGACGGAACACTCACGAGCCTCACGTCCTCCGTCATCATGCCGCACGACGAGAGCGGCAAGTATTACGACATCGAGGACGACATCCGTCGCTTGCTGAGCTACCTGCCAGACCGCACCTTCACGGGGTACATCGAGCGTGATGGCGAGGAGCAGGGCGACATCGAGCGCTACACCGTCGAGGATGGCAAGCTCGTGACCAAGAAGGCAAAGGTCGTGTGGAGTGGGGAGTAGGAAGAAGCTCCGACGCATCGAGGCTGCCTCTAACAAGGCCAACTCCTCGCCGCCGAAGGACACGCTCCCCCAGGAGTGGTACGATGATGCGATGTACGAGATCGAGCACCGACCGGACCCGGACTACCCCGGCTTCTGTTGGTGCGGACAGGAGCTACACTGATGACCATCGTCAAGGAAGGCCCACCCCAACCAGGCCAGCACTCGTGCACCGTGCCGAACCCACGTGAGCACACCGCTGGCACGGTGTGGTGCTGC